TCAGGGCGCAAGTGGGTCCGGTGGCGCTTCGCGTTCTTCCTCTTCTCCCAGCCAGCGGCGTGGGCCTGCACCGTTGTCCCCCAGGCGATCCTGCGGGTTGTAGAGCGGGCAATTTTCCAACGACAGACAGCCGCATCCCATGCAGTGATCCAGTTGCCCCCGCAACCGCGCCAGCAGCTCCATCCGGCGGTCGATCTCTTCGCGCCAGATCTCGGACACGCCCTGCCAGTCGGCCTTGCGTACCGCCCCGCCCGAGGGCACCTGGGCCAGCACCTCACGCACCTGGGCAAGCGGAATGCCAAGGGTCTGGGCAATCCGGATCACCGCCACCCGGCGCAGCTCTCGCCGGTCATAGCGGCGGTGGTTGGCCTCTGTCCGCCAGCTTTGGATCAGCCCCTCGGCCTCGTAGTAGTGCAGGGTCGACACCGCCACCCCCGCGCGGCGCGCCATTTCCCCGACCGTCAGATCATTGCTGCGCATGCGACGCGGGTCACGTGTTCCGGACATTCTTCTTGACCTCAAGTTTACTTGAGGAAGCAGCTTAGGGAAACAAACCGAATCTGCAAGGAGAACCTGAATGTCCGCCCAAGCCCTCAGAGACATCGACGAAAGACGCCGCTCGCGCCGGCGCCCCGCCCGCTGGCGCGACCGGTTGGCCCGTCTGTTCCACCGTGGCACAAACCGCCGCAGGCAAGCGCGGCTGCGCGCTGATCCCCATCTTTTGCGGGATGTCGGCCTGCGGCCCGAGGACGTCGAACAAGGGGGCCGGTCATGAGAGCTTTTCTGGCCCGCCTCATGGCCCCTGCCCCACGCTGCGGCGCATTGTGCCAACAAGTACAGGAGGAACTCTCCGCGATGCGCCTTTCCGACAGCCTGCACGCCCTGTCCGACCGGCAACGATACCGGTGAACGGACAGGGTCTGAAACGAAGAAAGCGCGCCTTTCGGGGCGCGCTTTCCGGAAAACCTGGTGGGTGATGAGAGATTTGAACTCCCGACATCTTCGATGTGAACGAAGCGACGGGTCGCCAAGCTATTGGCGTTCCGCCCAAGGCGCGCTTTTTATTCACGTTTTCTGCCAGCCAATCCAAGGAAACCCCGGTTCAACAGGTTCAGTGAACCGGGGAGCACTTCGTAAAACACACCGCCCCGCGTGGGGACTGAAAGGAGAGAGAGGATGAAACGAGCACCAAACGCCTACACATTTTCAAGCCTCGCCAAGGTTGCAAGTGGCGAGGCCACCATCAGTGATGATGGTAAGAAATGGTATCCAGCTCGCCCCGAAGGCTTGCGATCTTTCAGGTCACGCCTGCGCCTCGCGTGGGAGGTCTTTTCGGGCCGTGCCGACGTGATCCGCTGGCCCGGCAATCAGTCTGGGCACATCGGCCCGGAGGACGCACCCAATGACTGACCTGCTACCGTGCCCGTTCTGCGGGGGAAAATAGTGATGGGAAACGATTTCAAATTTCCCGCATGGGATGCCGGAGACCTTATCGAATTCGTTTGCGGAATACCTGGGCCAGACAGAGAGCTCGCGATAATTTACAAGATCGAAAACAACACGTACTTCTTCAAGTTCAAGGTCTACGGGAAAGGCCCTTGGCATGAGGACAAGTGGGTGCATAACGAGCGATCTATGTACACGCCAATATCAGCCAGAAACATTTACCCATATTACGAAGAGTACGTAGCGGAAGGCGCCGCCATAAAGTCCGGGCAAAGCGGGGGAGAGTAACGTCATTCCTCGCTGGGCGCAGTCGTCATGCCCAAACCCGCTTAGGTGTAAAACTCGCCGGGTCAATCAGCACGGTGTCACTCAGTCGTTTCCCCTGCTCGGTGTTGTTAATCTGGGTGTCATCTGAGCCACTGAGCATCGCCGTCAGCAGAACGACCTCCCACAATGGCCGCTCGGTCAGATCGTCCATCCGCTCCAGGGCGTAGCCGGTCAGCCGAATGTTGGCATGGTGTCGGGCGTCGATCAGCGTGCCCTCGCTGTCGTGGATCGGGCCTAGATGGCTGATGTTCACCCCTTTGCCCGGAACCAGCCCACCATCCCCGTCCGGGTAGAGCAAGCCGAACTGCTCCATGTCGGTGTCGAACAGCGCCCGGTCGGTGGATCTGACGTAGGTATCCACCATGCCACCGACCCATGAGGCGTAGACCTCGACCTCGGTCACTCCATCCAGTCCAATCAGTATCATGCTGTGATCTCCTCAAGTCCTGCGTCACCCCAGTCCTCGTAGGATACGGTGATCGTCTTGATGTTGAGGACGCCCGCTGTGGCGATCTGCATGTCGGACTCTTGGAGTGGGCTAGGAAATTCAGTGGTCGCTACCTCAGTCTCGGCAGTGCCGTCTATTGCGATATTGAGGGCGGAATCTGTATACCGCGCGGCAATATCAAAAGGTACATCCACGCCAGGAGAATATGACGTGTCAGGACCGTTCACAGACCAGAGTGTTGACCCAACCTGCTGGGAGTCGACGTCTCCCGTCCGTGCACCAAATGTTGACAGATACAGCGTCAGCGTCGGGTCTGCACCAGTCCCAATCTGCATAAACCGCACCTCGTTTCCGCTGTCGTTGTCCGCATAGGTCATGTACCCATCCATGTGGATCGAGAGAGCCGTATCGCTGGCAGTCAAACCCGTCAGGCTACTGTCAATCGACAGGTTATCCGCCGCCCGTGTGACCTGAGACCCCGCCGTGGGGATGTAGGAGGTGGGGACGGATCCAGCCTCAATCTGCGCATTGGTGACGGTGCCGGATACGGTCAGCGTGAGTGTTCCCGCGGTCGGGGTAAATGTCAGGGAGACGCGATTGTCCTCGCCCGTCCCGGTCCCGACCAACGGCCCGGCAGTAGACACCCCGGAAAGTGTCACGGTTCCGGTGCCAGTGAAATGTAGCGTGTGAGGCACCGCCGTGACCGTCACCCCCTGCGTTGACAACGTGTCGCTGTTCAGGACTAGGTTTGTCGCCTGCGGCTCCATCAACGCCAGCGGGCCAGTCCATCCGCCGGAGCCGTCCGGGATGTGATGCATGGTGCGGGCCTCGTTGGTCGCCGCTGTCTGGATGGCGCCAGTATCATCAACGTAAGTCGCCGTGCTCGCCCGCGAGTGCGTGAACAAGCCGTCAAAGGTGCGCTGCGTGTTCATGCTGGCGAAAGTCTCGCTCGGGAAATCCGCGACAAGCACGTTGTCTGTACTGGCGCCGGTGGGGATGAACTGCGCTATGATCGCCGATAGCCCACCCCGCTGCTGCATCGGGAGCCCCAGACCTAGCCCTAGTCTCATCGGCACGCTCCTGTCATTCTGTCGTCAGTGTCCGCGACCCACTCCGACAGCGGGCCAGTCCCGAGCGGGCGCGGCATGGATAGCCGAGCCTCGCCATATGCCGCGCACCCGGCGTCACCACCGGTTATCGTTTTCGCGCACCCGCTCGTCAGGGTCAGCACCAGAAGCGCGGCCCCGCTCCACAGCGTCGCGCCCCGCGTCCATCCGGCGGGCCTTGTCTGCCTGCAATGCGTCATTTATCCGTTGCTCCGTTTCCTTTCGCGCCTTCCGCTTGCCGCCGAAGAATGCGCCGATGACCGCCAGAACGGCGATAGCGATTGCCAGGAGGGTTTCGGTCATGCCTCGGCCTTCCACTTCCGCCAAATGATGAACCCGACCAGTGCCAGCACGCCGACGACAAGCAGAAGCTGCACCGCGCCCTCCGTCTGCGTAGCGCCGCCAAGGAGGCCCGTCAGGACGCCACCAGCGGTCAAGGTGTCCGCGTTGTCTGCGGCCTGCGCCTTCGCCCGTGTGCGCGGCTCTGTGCCCGTCTGCGGCGCCGGGGCGGGCGGCGGGCCGGGATTGTCGGCAGAGACACCGCGACCGCGCGCCATTTCGATGCCCACGCTGCGCACCTCGGACACCCGGCGGGACCAGCCGCGCCCGAATGTCGGCCAGTGGCGCAGACGCTTGAGCCAAGCCAGCCGGTTGTCGCACAGATCCGCGATGGTGCCGATTGCGTCAGCCTCATGCGCGGCGGCAAGGGTGACCTCTCCAAGGGCGCCGTCCACCTCCACGCCAAGGATGCGTTGCAGAAACTCCGTCGCGCGGCGTGGGCCGCTGTTCACCGCGAAGTCGAAAACGGCATAGTCCAGCCCGTTCGGCAGATCGTCGCCCCGCACAATGTCCCAATACTGCGCCCGGTAGATCGCGTGCACCTCTGGCGTGGTGATGTTCCGCACGTCCTGCGCCAGCTCACCCCGGCGCCGAAGCCATGCGTTATAGGTCCGCTGCGTGACCCCGCGATTGGTGGCCCCGCCGGGGTCGTCTGGGTGGTTCACATAGCCGCCCTCGTGTTGAAGGACCAAGGCAAGAGCGCGGTCGAAGTTTTGCTTCATCGTCTTTTCCTTTCAGGAGGAATGCGGTATGGTGTGCGGGAGACGCGGCGGAGCTGAAAGCAGAAGCCTGACGGGTCGCACCCGTATGGCCGTGAGATAAGGCAGGTTGATCGCCTGAGATAAGGCACGGTTCGCCCGACTGACGGGAGATAGCCGGATTAGCGCCCGGCCCGCGTCTTGCCCTCAACCCCACCGGCATGATCGGCCCCCGCCGGAACAGCGGCCAGAGGATGTTCAGGACCAGCCATCGGGTCACTTCGTAGACCTCAGCAGCGCGATGATATGCTCCGGTATCCGGTCGACTTTCTCCGACAGGGCCGCCAGTTGCTTTGTCATCCCAGCCCAATCGCGGGCGCGGAGCTCATTGTCTTCACGTCGCTGCTCAGCAAGCCTCCGTTCCAGATTGGCCACGTCGCGGGTGTTTTGGTTCGCGCGGTATTCGAGCCGTACCAGCCAAACAGCGAAGGCAATCACAGCCACGATCACCGACCACCAGTCTTTCAAAAACTGCTCCATCAGTTTGCCCATTCGGTCTTGGAATCGAGACGGGCCACGAAATACTTGTCGTTGGCCGCGGTGTTCTGGCCGTTGATCGTATAGGTGCCGTCTGCGTTGTCGGTCACCGTGACGGCCACCTCCGTAGATGCGTCATGAATCTCGCTGACCAGGCCGGTGACTGTGGTGCCGTCGTCATCCACGGTGACATGCCACTTGCCTTGGATCGTGCCGCCGGACGAGCGCTGCATGACCGTCCATTCATGCACCTCGTCGGTCGCGATCGCGTAATCCCCGACGACATCCGCAGTGGTGTTGTTGATCGTCACCTGGGACGTTGAGACGTGCTTGCCCTGGCTGCGCCCCACCTCATACCAGAGATTGTCTGTATCGTCGTATTCCAGAACGAGGCGGTCACCGTCTGCCATTGGGAAATCAACGCCGCCGGTCAGGCGGATGTTTCCGGCAGAGCTCGACACCGTGAACGAGCTCGTCGCCCTTATCGTGACGACACGACCATCCCAGCAGCAGTTCGGGATCGTGGGGCCAGTTCCCGTTGCCGCGGCCCTGATCGTGTTCACAGTTGTCGTGCCGGTGAACCTGAACGAAATGATACCGGGGTACAGAACAACCGTCGTTGCGCTCGCGACCGTCTGGGATGCCGAAACCTTGTTGGCGCCGATCACTGTCCCGACAGGAACACCATCGGGCGGAAGGATGTCCGTCTCGGTCATATTCGAGAAGGTGTTGTCGGTGATGTTCACACCGGTCGCCGCGGAAAGGAATTGGATCCCCCGCGTCCCGGTGTCGATCACGTTGTCCTTGACCTTGATGTCGTCACCGGCGGCCAGGTAAATGGCGGGCACGTTCCCAACCGCGTCCTGGTCGGACTTATACATGGTGTTGCTGGTAAGGATGATGCCCTGCGCATCAGCACTGTTCACGACGACATGATGGTCCCCTGCCACCTTGAAGTTGTTGCCGGTCACGGTGATGTTCTTGCACTGCATAACGATCCGCATCAGATCGCGGCTTGCGCCAGAAAAAGAGCATCCGGTGAACGAAATGTCGCGCATTGCGGATCCGCCAGCGGAAGCAAAATCCTCAATCGTGACACCATCCTGCGTCGTTCCGGGGAGCGGGTCGAAGTGGTGTCCGACCGCATGGAAGTCGCTGAACGAGATATTGTCCTGGGCGGGTGCAAGACACAGGCACGAACGGATTGCCCCGTTCGTGTGGCCGCCAATCAGCTTCACACCATCGCAGCTGTCGATGTGGATGCAATCCTGCATCCCATAGTTGTTCGAGATGATTTCGCATCCGATGATGTCGAGCCCGTTGCACTCGGTGTAATAGTTCGAACCGTCAAGTGCGGGGGTACGGACACCGGCATTGACCTGGCGCCGGCCAACATAGATGCCTGCGGAACCTGCGGTGACAGCCGTGCTGGTGTTTGAGCCTTGCGTGATGTGGCAGAACGCGACCGTGCAACCCTGCCCGGAACCAGAAAACTTGATCCCGCGATAGTGGTTGTAGAAAGAGCAGTTGATGATCTGAACCCGGGCCGTCGAGTCGACCTCGACGTGAGCGCCAGCGCTCGGATTGCTTCCGGAGTGCGTGTTCCAGAAGGTGATGTTGTGGATACCACCCCCTTCCAGCGTTCCACCAGTCAACGGAGAGTCCGGCCGGAACAGGATCGTGTTCGACGTCCCGCTGCTGTTCGAAATCCTCGATCCGGTGTCATCCGCAACGCCGTAGAAATGAACGCCATGATCATTCACCCGGATCTCTCCGGAAGTCAGATAGTTGGCGTTCAGGATGTTCACACGACCGCCAGACAAGTAGACACCGGTTCCAGAAAGGTCCTCGACATAATCGACCGCAGACTGAATGGCCGTTTTCATGTCCGTGGTGCCTTGGTTCGTGTTCTCTGCCCAATGGTCCGGGGTGACCATCCAGGGGACGGCAGGCATCCACTCGTAGCTTCCGCTGTTGGTCGTCAAAGCGGCCCCTGCTGAGCCTCTGGTGTTCCTGACGAAGGTGATCCGCTCACCTGTCGGCGTCATGACATGCAGAGCCTTGGCACTGGCCGGCACATTGGCGGCGACAGCTGCGGCGCGGTCCGAATAGGTCGGGGAAAATTTCGAATTGTGGTCGGCGATCGCAGCGTTCACCGAGTCCACGACATCATCAAAAGCAGCGTCGAACCCAGAACGCGGCGCGACATCTAGCGCGTCAAAATTCGTAGCGAAATCCCAGATCCGGGTGATGGTTTGTGTGCTTGCATCCCAAGTCATAGACTGCGCCCCAAAAGCCTGCTTTGGCCGGAGGGTGCCGCGATCAGATAACCCTGTGCGGCGAAACGCGGGAGCCGAAGCCCCCGCGCTCATTCAGCCCGGATCAACCAGGTCAGCCGGAATACTGGGTCGCGCCCTTGTAGGCGGTGTTGCGCACGGCGATACCGACCTTGAACACCTTGGAACCATCAGCGGCGCTATTCGGGTCATAGGTGCCGCGGACATCCCCGGTCGTCGCGGACGGCGTGGTCTGGACGCCGGCAACAAAGGTTCCCGCCGTTGCGGTTGCCCCATCTTCCTTCTCATAGACCTTGTCGCCGGCCTCGGCCATGAACACCGGCAGGCCCAGCACGTCGCCGAAACCGACCGAGATACCGTTCGTGGCAATCGCCCCATCGGATTCGACAGCGGTGACGGTCTTGAACGCCTTCTTGCCGCTGACCGTGTTGTTGTTCGGGCCGGTAATGTCCTCGACAACAGTTGCGCCGTACTCGTCGGTGCCGGTCACGGTGATGGTCAGGCCGGAATGGTCGGTGGTGGCCACTGTCAGGGTGATATTCCGGGGGACGTCCAGCGTTGCCACACCGTCCGTCGCCCGCGCCCCGTCAATCGGGATAGCTCCGGCAGCACCCAGCAACTCGGTCGTGCAGACACCATCCACATCGGCAGTGATCGGCGCGCCCAGGTCGATTTCCACGACCTCCATCGCGTTCATCTTGGTCGCGCTGGCAAGATCGGTGCCGCCGTCGACCACGCGGGCGTCCGCTTCGGCCCGGTCCAGCATCAGGGTCACCGTCTCGCCGGCGGGGCCGGTGACGTTGGTGTTCATGGTGACCGTGATGTTCGAGGCACCAAAGGTCAGCGAGAACTCGTTGTATTCCGCCTTGAGCTGCCGGAACGACTGGCCCAGCAAGATATGCTCGGTGCCGCCCTGGTAGTCTGCAGCCTCGCGGCCGGTCGGATAGGAAACGGTAAAGGAGCCGCCGGAATTGCCGGAGGTGAGAGTTTCCTGCACCTCGTCCCACTTCGATCGTGTCATGATGTGCCCTTTCGATTGGCGTGAAAATCAGACGCGGAAAGGGTGCCCCGCCCGGCCAAGGCTGTGCGGCGGGAAGTTGCATTGCATATTGCAATATTGCATAATGCACGGGGTAGATAAGAAACCGCTAGGGGACATCATCTACCCCTATTGAAATGAGAGGGATTGGAGCATGGCCAAAGAGCCACCAAACACACCAACCCGAGGCGATCGCGTGAAGCGGCGCGGCAGGGATGACGGGAGGCGCGGGAATCTGTCGAAGATGGATGATGCGACGAAATGGGCGACCGTCGAATGGGACGATGGCGGCGGGCCGCGCATGTGCCACCTGTTCGAACTCGAACGGTCGGCATGAAAGCGATGAGCGGACAGGAGCTGCGAGTGCAGGCCCGCCTATGGTGGGGTGACAAGGGATGGCAGGCCGAACTGTCCGCGCGGATGCGTGTCGCGCCGTCGACCGTGTGGCGATGGACGCAGGCCCGAGAAGTGCCGGGGCCGGTCGAGGCCGCCGTGCGCGCCTGGCAGGAACACGGACCGCCTACATGTCCGGCGGGACAAACTCGTCGGCGATGATCTGAAACTTGACACCGAAGCCCTGGAACAGCAGTTTCCACTGTGGGCGCGGTTCCCTCCACTGGACCCAATGGCGCTTATGGGGTCTTCCCCTTTGAGTCCCAGGCGACGGGCCGCCCCCACCCATCCAAGCGGTGTTTTGTAGACACGAACAAGGGCGGTCTCCCGCCCCTGCTACCTTAGCACTTTTTCTGGGTTTCAGGTTTCGTGCGCCACACCGGGGATCAGCCGGGCGAGCCGGGTCAATCCCTTCGCGGTCACACGGACCTGCTCCGTGATCTTCTCCGATCCGTCAGCGCGAAGAACTGTTGTCGATTTGTGTTCCAGATAGCCGACGTTGCATTTCGACTGGTAGCCCAGCCACGCCGCCCCGCCCGGCCGCTTGTAGATCCAGCCGTTGGAACTCAGCCAGGTGAACAGATCCTTCGGACGCATCCCGAGGTTCTTGGCCGCCTCGGTGATGCTCAGTGACCCGTCAGCCTTGGCCAGCTTGTCCAGCGCTTCCACGTCCTCACGCATGTCCTCGATCTGGGCGGCCTGTGCCTTCATGGTTGCATCAGCCTCGATCAGCGCCGCGGCCATGAGCTGCGGGCCGGAGAGCATTGCCGGCTTCTCGACCTGCGCTTCGAGTTCCTGCCAGCGGTCCACCAGACGAGCCGTGAACTCGGGCGAAAGCTGCGCCACTACGATGTAGGTGTCGCGCTTTTCGAGATGGTAGACAGATGTGGTACGATTCCGCCCCATCGCATCCGCATCTTGTTCATCCGCCATTGGCGGGCGGACAATCACACCCCGTTCCGCCAACCGCTTGATGCTGCGCTTCACGTCATCGTGGCGCTTCTCCAGCAACTCCGCGATCTCGCGGCTGCTCATGGTGAGCGCCGGGACGCCGATGATCGACGGGATGCCCGCCGCGCCGTGGTTCATGTCCTGACGTTCCATCAGATCAGCCCTCCTTCAACCAAGGCCTCAGCTTCGGCCCAAAGAACCGGTCTCTGGTCATTGTCGCCCAAAGGAAACTCCCCGAAAGAGGATGCTGCCAATACCTTGGCAATGAAATCTTGGGGGCACTGGCATGGCGCTTCCAGAACGCGCGCCTCTGCCTCAAGGACAATGTCCCACTCCGCATCTTCCTCCTCGTAGGTCAAGCCCTCAACTTCTGACGAGAACATCCGGTCCCGCAAAGGGCGCCATTTGCGATAAGCACGCATGACCGGCGTGTCTGGTTCTGATCCCTGGTAAGCCAGAGCCGGGGTTGCAGTGGCGGCAAGGGCCGCTGTGGATGCGGACTTGATAAATCCGCGGCGAGAGGTCATATTCATATGGATTTCCTATCTTAGTGGGTGGATTTCATCAGGCCGGTTGGAGCTGCAACTCCGCCGGCCTTTACTTTTGTGCGGTGGCCTCTTCGGCCATCATGGCATTCCTCAGAATTACAACGATCTGTGCGGTTTGGCTGCGCACGTTTCGCGCCGCCTCTCTCTTGACCCATGCCTTCACGTCTTCTGGAATGCGGATCCTCATTTCAGGATCTCCTCTTGCCATCTTTTTCCTTTCCGTGTGTCATTGGTGTGGCATCACTATGTGTGTCATACGTGTGGCATTGCCGTCAAGTTGTTTGTGGGGCATTCGTGCGTCATGGCACGAGAAGACCTCCATTTCCGACTCAGAATACCTGAAGACCTGAAGGCTCGCGTCGAAGCTGCGGCGAGGGGCAACCACCGCAGCATGACTGCGGAAATTGTTGCAACGCTTGAAGAAAAGTACCCTGCCCCAATGGAAGACATGGAGCTTTCTACTCTAGCCTCGTGGATAGAGTACGTCCGTGCAGGTGGTCCATCCAGCGAACTTGATGACAGACTATCTCAGGTCAACGCTAAACTCGCCAAGCACTCAGCTACGAAACACCTGCTCTTGGGTATTTTGGTGACAGGTGATGGCGATGACATGAAGTCGGAAGTCATTTTGAAAGGCGACCTGCCAATCGAAATGAAGAAAACAATACCCACTGGCACCAGGATTGGCCAAGGCGGCAGGATCGAGTTTGATGACGGCACCCTCTCTCCCGCTGACGACGATTGATAAATACCAAGGCCCCAAAACCACATGACAAATATCCGTGATCTTCCAAAGGACCCACACGACGCGTTTCAGCAGGTTCTTGAAAACCTTCTGAGCATTGCTCGCGCAACTCCGAAAAATAACGCCATAAACGCGATCCAGAAAACTGCATGCATCGCGGATGTTCGCATTCTGCAGACCACAAGCCGCAGATTGATGAATTCAGGGGATTATTCAGAACCGCTTGAAAACGTACTGCAGTGCCTGAACGGATCGAACTACAATTCTCTGGTCAACCTCCTGAGCATTGTCGAGAAACTATTCCTCGCGAATTCCCTTGATGATCACTTCATCGACGCTGATGATGACGAGCATTTCAACGGGGTCGACTGGGTTGAAGAAGATCGCCGGTCTGTGCTCGGAAATCTCCAGGAGGCTCGCCAGATGGTTTCCTTTGGAGCAAGTTTTGAAGACGATCACAAACGGCGAGTCCTGTACTGGATCACCAAAGCCGAGAGTGAAGTGTTGAAGCCCAAAGGGAGGTTCGCAACGATCTTGGCCTCGGTCTCGGAAATCGGCGACGCGGCGAAGAAACTTGGAAAAGACGGCGAACCACTTGCGGCACTGGTGCAGAAGGTGCGCACCAAGACAGTGCGCAATGTCGTCGAACATCGTCAGCTTGAGGCTCCCTCCAAGCCAAAACAACTGGAAGCTCCAAAGCCGTCAGAAGATCAATGAAGCCTAGCTTCATTGCGCTGGCCCATCACTTGTCAAACACCCATTTGAGGATTGTGAATTGAGAGTGTTTTTCCCGCCGATATTGGCTGCCATACTATCTATCGCGCTCTTTGCTCTGGCAGATATCTACCAGAATGGATGGCTGCCTTGGGAAGCTTCCGGCGATGATTTATACACTCTCATTTTCCGGTCCGCTGGCGCATCTTTTGTTGCGATGCTCCCTGCTGCGATGATTTCTGGAGTTCGCAAATTGCTCGACCGGCACACAAGCTTTTGGGCCTCATGGTCTATCCTTTCCGTAATTTTCACAATTTCGATCATCGCCTACATCGCGGTCTAGGCACCAGGAAAAAACGTTCGTTCCCACACTTGGAATTTGAAGATGATCAAGACCATTCTCTACGAAACTGCCATCATGTTTGCATGGAGTTTCCCTGGCGGGCTCTGGATCGTGATGTTTGCGAAATTCGCTCTACGTAGATCTGTCAGTTTTCCTCAGGGGTTCTGGGCCTTCTTTTACGGGTCAATATTTGGCTATGTCGGCATTTTGATCAACGACTTCTTGGTGGGTCTTACCATGTCGGAAAGACTGGGGGATATAGCACGTCTGGTTCGGTTCCTACCGGGGTTTCTGTTCTCAGTTCTCGCCGTTCACATCGTCCTCGAAGACAGGGAGGGAAAGCCATTCAGCTTTCTCAGCTCAGCAGCGATCATTGGCAGCTTGATGGTGGTGCTTGCCCTACTTTCGTTCACGCTGAGCTATCTGGCGCTGGCGTAGGTCCGGCGCGTCAGTCGAGGCCGGACCGCGTTCCGATTTTCGTGACCAGATCCTCGATTTCCGCACGCGCCCGGCGCTGGCGGTCCTCGATTTCTAGACGGATCGGCCGGATGAGCTTCCGTTTCTCTGCACTGGACAGGGTATCGTCCCGCACGATGGTAAGGATGCCACCACGGAGGGCTTTCAGATCGTCGTCGGCCCTTTCAATGACCTTGGGCAGCGATCCTTTCCACGAGAAATCTCCTGTCTTCGGAGAGACCGAAGCGTTCAGCTCGCGGAGATACCGTTCAAAGGCTTCCTTGGCCTCAAGGTTGTCCGGGTTCGCGCCCAGGTCTTTCTTCGCCTGCCGCAGGCGGTTCTGATTGTGCTTGATCGCCTCGCGGTAGGAGTAATAGCGGTCATTCTCAGCATAGTGGTTCGTTCTGCCGCTAAAGGTACGAACAATCGGGATCCGGCCATGTGTAGGCGGGTTACCAGCCGCAACATCCTGCGCGGCTTCATACCCGCGGGATACAAACCGACCGAGCCCACCGCTGATGTAGTCGACCAGGTATTCAATGTCGTCAGGGTAAACGTCAGCGAATCCGGGCTCGTAGGACGTTCCTCCCGTGGCGTGGTTTAAAACCTGTGAGACGCTTGGGTAGACCGGATTGATCGAGGATTCGAAGTATTGGGACGCCTTCGGCAGACCTTCCTCATGGGCGTAGACGCTCGGCCTGATCGGCCCGCCGAAGAAGTTTCGGTTCAAGGCCAGGTCGACAAAGGGATCTAGCACAGTAGGCGCGATCATGTTGCCTGGGCTGGTATCACCAAGCGGGTTGCTGTTCATCATCCAGGACTTTGAGATTTCGTTCGCAGCGTCCGGATGGTCCGTTTGACCCGACTGAACCTCTGCCAGCTTGGCCCCCATCGTCAGGATCGGGCGAAGGTTGTGCGGCACGCGGAAGCTCAGGTACGTCAGGCGCTTCCTCATGATCGGTTCGCCGTCATCACCAATGATCCCGGTGTCCTCCTCGACAATTCCTGTCGGAATCACGATCGAGCGCCCCCGCTCGAACTCGGGAATGTCCAGATAGAGCGACCGCTTTTCGGGATCGTCTTCGTCTTCGAAGGCGTGAATGAAGAACGCCGTGAGCGCGTAGTTGGAGGCCATCAACCCACCCATGACAGCCCAGTTTCTGGGTCGCTTGGAAAACCGGATAAACTTCTCGACGCCTTGGACAGCCGGATTGAAAAAGGCGTAGAGGGCCGCCAGACCGTTGGTCGCCCGGCCTTTTCGATAGTAGTTGCCGGACGCATCGAGCGCCAGCGCAGCGGCCCGCTCGCGCGACAGGCCATTTTCCCGCGCTGCGACGTACATCGCCAGTCGGCCGGCGGCCTCCACAGGCTGGTTGACCTTCTCAATGACTTGAAGCGTGCTTTCGATCGCTTCCCAGGGGCGAACTTGCCACATCCGGCGCTGGCTCTTGTCGATGGCACGGTTGACGTCGCGTGTGATCTCATCGAGGTCGCGGAACGCCATGAAGTTGATCTTGCCGCCAGAGAGCTTCCATTCCTCGCGGTATTTCCGCATCTTCGAAAGGGTTTCCGAGTCGACCGCATCGCCATTCAATTTGGCAAGCCGCTTCCGTTTTTCATTGGTCAAGAAGCGACCAACTGCGCTGTCACCGAATTCCTCCTGAACCCCCTGAGCCAATGCGAGAGGATAAAAGAACTTGTAGGCTGCGAAAATCTTCTTGGCATCAGCATCCTTCACGTTGAACGCCGTCCAAAGCCCCTCGAAGTAGTCGGACATGGCGTTCGGGAATACGAAGTCAGGGTTGGCACCAGTTTGGAGGCGGGAAAAGGCCCGCGTAAGCCGCCTGAACTGCATTACAACCTTTGCCAAGATCCCGATATTGCGGTCTTCCAGGTTCTTTACCGCTGCCGCCATGAGCGGATCGTGGATCAGAATGTGTCGCGTCTCGCCGTCAACCTTGACCGCAAGGACGTTGTCTTCGCGAGCCGCGCCGAAGTCGACGATCTCCTTTACCATGCCTGTTTGAGGGTCCAGCACGCGGCGCATGGGAAGCTTGTGCATGACTTCCCAAAGATCAGGATGGGGGAACCTCTGGACGAGGCGCATCAACGTCCGGCCGGCACGGTTCTTCTCAGCTCTGACGATCCCGTTCTGACGCATGGCAAGCGCCTGAACTACCGGGTTGTCAGACAGGGACTTTCGACCCAGCGCATTTTGCCCTTCCTTCCCGCGAATATCGAAGCCGGAGCCCGTGCCCATTTGGCCGCCCTCTTCGCGTTCCGCAAACCCGCGCAGCGGGACATAATGCTCGAACATACTGGTATACGAGAGGTACTCCTCCTCGGTGATGAGCCCTGCGGCACGCCGAAGCTTCAGGTCGCGTTCGAGGACCTTCTCGATCAGCTTGGCCAGCCTCTTGAGCGTGGGCGTCATCCCCTTGTCTTCGAACTCGGACAGGTACTGAGCGGCCATCTCATCGGTCATGCCAGACCCGTTGCCCTTGCCGAAATGATCCGGATCGCGCTTCGCCATAAGGGCGTTGCGCTCTGGTGCGTGCCTGGCGATCAGGAAGAGACCAAGATCATCTAGAGACACCTTTGACCTGGAAATCGCTTCGTGAATCGGCTCGATTTCTTCGCGCATCAGACGCTCAAGACGTTCAGCCAAGCGCCCGCTGAACAGGGTCTCCTTCAGCGAGAAAGACTGACTCTCTGGAATCTTTTGCCCCGTGGCCCGTTCGATTGCCGACTCCGCGGCGCGGAACATGATGAACCGATCCTGAAACAGCTCTTGATTCCAGTCCAACGTGGACCTCTGCGGCGCTCCAAACAATGGTTTGAACACCTCCTGCGTCGGGACGCCGGGGTGACCGTATTGCGCAGAAAGCGCAGCATGTCTGGCAATGGTATCCTTGGAGAACCCCTCACCTGCCTTTGCGGGCGCATCAGCCCCTGTCTTTGGCGCCTTCGGCTCCGGCGGAAGGAACTTTGGGAGCCGCATCTCCTTGGGCTTCGAGTCTGCGCCGGACTTGAAAACGTCGCGTGAAGTGAGTATTTTCCTCCTACGCGGCGGGGTAAGACCAGCCTCTTGCTGGACAGAAGCGGAATCAGACCGTGGACGGTTCGCACTGCCCCCCGCGTACTTCCCATCTCGATCATAGATCAAGCGCCCAGCGTTCACCTCGCGCTTGAACCACTCTGGATCATCCTTGACGTAGACACTGGTGATTTCGCTCGCAGACTTGCCATTTTGGTCTGTCCCATCACGCTTGATGGCAACCACGAGGGGAAGACCGCCGGGTACGAATACAGGAATGCTTACGATACTGTCGGCCCTGGTCGCTGACTGAAGGACAAATTCCGGGTGCCGGATTGCCTCTGCAACCTGCGCAAGGACGCCATAGGTGACGTTTGGGTGGTCTTTGATCACCGCGCGAACCCGTACGGCCTTCATGACAATCGGCTGTCTCGGGGGAAGGAAATTCGCCAACACCGGGCCGGGCGCCCCTAGCCTCGCGACATCTGTCTTGGCCGCCTTGCCGCTACGGATCCTTTCCAGACCTTTACGCCAGTGCTTGACCTCTTCATCGGGACGCATCTCTGATGGCTTCAGCGAGGCCGCGATGCCGGTATTGCCTGCGTCCCTCGCTCCGATCTGACCTGCCAGGACTTTTCCAAAAACGTCTTCAGCGCTTTGCCCAGTGAAGACGCTTCGGATTGCACGTAGCACCCGATGGATCTTGTTGAAGGCCGTGGCCAGAAGGGAGCTTTTAGGCGCTCGGCGTGACGTAGCCCGCTCTGCGAACTCCTCGGCAATTGCTTCCTCGATCTGTTCGGATCGTGTCAGATCGGGATAGCGCGCCTCGATGTCGTGCTTCTCGATCCAGTTCTTCTCTCCACCAGGGGCCTTGACCGTCGCGGCTCTACTCAGCGCCGTCCATTCGCGCGGCGTGAAGAGGTTCATCATCACCATCGCATGGATGGACTCGTGGTAGAGCGTGGCCTCGGGGTCCAGGGCCTGCGAAATCAGGATGTCGATCTGGCCCGGGCCTCGGGCGTAGGTCACCCCCTGCCGCCCGGTCGCGCCAGCCTCCACGTTCAGCGTCACCCGCTTGAGGTTCATGGCGTCCAGCTTGGCGCGCAACTTCGGCAGCATGGCCGACGCCGCGTCGAAATCCATCGCTGTCCCGCCGGGGATCGGTGGGCGTTGCTCCTTGAGCGTAATCTCCACCTCGGAGTCGTCATAGATAACGTAGTTGTAGGTGCCCTCGCCGCCGGCGCGGGATCCAGCATCTAGGAAGCGGTGCCCCGGAATACCCTCGTTGCGAAGGAACAGCGAAGCCACCTCATCATCGCGGCCACGTTCGTAGGCGTCCTGCATGCCCGGGCCGTTGGTGTCGAGATAGTCGTTTTCAGAGAGACGCTTGAGAACCTGGTAGAACTCGCGGCCCGTCAATCCCTCGAAATCATCGTTCACATGGGGGTCGAGGTAATCCATGATCGCCTCATCGCCCCGCAGGTACTCGACCACGCCACCTTTCCCCAACAGGGCTTCACGCACCTTCTCGGGCTGTTCGGCAAGCGTCACGTCCCACGCCATGAGGTCCGTAGCGTCGGGAACTTCGACAGAGTAAATCCGCCCTTCGCCCCGCTGACTGTCCGATTGCTGGCGCAGGCCCTGATTCCGATAGTGCTCAGCGATCTCTCGGCGCTGGGTGAAATAGAGACCCCACCCGAACGCCTGGGCACCCTCTCCGGTGCCAATACGCCCTGTATCGAATCGATCGAAATCGAAGATGCTGCCGTGGTATGCGGGCTCGTCAAAACTAACATCTGACGACGGATCAGCGGCTTTGATGGATGCCGGGAATACCTTTGTCTCGCCATCCTCGATGTCTTCAATGGGAAGAACGGTTCTATCCCCGTTCCCTTCGACCAACTCCACGCCTTCGACCGTGATCCGGCCGATTTCCCCAGCTACGAGCGGTCCGCCTGACATGCTGACTTCGACGGATTGGCCCTGTTTGATCTGGTCCGCCGGGATTGGGTCAAGGTCTGGATCTGGACGACTGGACGGGGATGCTGCACGTCCGCCGGGTGCTGCATCTTGGTCTCCTTGCCAGGCGATTGTACCAGCGTCGACCTCATCAAGGAAGCGCTCGAAATACGGGCGCAGCGCGCGCACCTCGTCCGCCGTCAGCCCCTCGTCCAGCATTGGGCCGATCATTTCCCCGAAGACCTCGACGCGCGGGCGGCCCTTCGGGTCGGTCTCGATGGACTCCGAGAAGATCGGCGACAACTGCTCGTAGACCGGATCAGGACCGGTGTCGTCGGCCAGCCCGCCGCCCTTGAGGATGTTCTTGATGTCCTTGGTGCGCGCGGCGGCAGACCGCTTGGAAGCCTTTGACTTCTCGCTACTTTCCTTTTTGATGGCCTTTTGATCCGGCGTAGCGGGTTTTGAAGTCCCGCTATCCTTCTTGGCCGCCGGGCCCTTGCCCCGCTTCTCTAGCTGGGCTGCGAGCGCGGCTTCGAAATCGTCTCCGGATTCGCGTCCGCCTCCATCTCCGCGATCTGCCTCTCGGCGTCCTTCGCCTCGGACTCGTACAGATCCCGAAACACCCCCGGCTCCGATGACTCGGCCCCTTTGCGCATCGCGGCCAGAAATTCCTTCCATTCTTCCAGGGTGGCGAACGGTGACGGTGGGTCGATCATTGTAATCTCCTGCTCCGTACTTATCGATCAGGTTTCGAAGGCGGCGCTTGACGCTATCATAGGTCTTGCGCAACTCAGGGTCGGTGAAGAACTGGTTATCGACGTCGCTATTCTCGCGCGCCGGGTTCCCCGTGACCTCGGAAACGATCAGGCCGACGTCATCCATCGCCCTCATGAACATATAGCTATGATCACGCCACGCGTCAGCCCGTTGGTCGTCATCAGCGTTTCGCAATCTTTCGAAGATCGGGCTCTTTTTGAACGACGAACTCTTGATGGTTCGCAGGACGTCCCGCATTTTCACGCCAGCCTTCGACAACATCGTCAACAGGTTGCCCATGCGTTCAGTCGACTCGAAGTAGAGCGTAGTCCCATCGTGCAGATGGGCGTAGATACCCCTGAACCCAGCGGTTGCACCGACGTGATAGTCGGCAGGAGAGAAAGGATTGCTGGATGGATGGTTGTGATGCGCGATGAGACCAGCGTCTGGATCGGAAAAGAGGTTACGCATGGCGGCGGGAATACCCGTCTCCGACTTTCCACCAGACCCATAGGACACGATCTGCCCGTCCGGGTCGATGAGCATCATGAACTCGACACCCTCCCTGCGCCCAGGTTCCAGGGTCAGGCGGCGCGCCTCGCTGGCCAGTTGATCGAGAGGAATCCTGTCGGGCAGCTCGTCTACACGGCTGACAAAGACCGCATCATCATGCTTGTCGCCGGAGCGGTCGACGTATTCGCCCGGGCGCTTCCCGTCCTTCCGCGGGGCGTTGTCGGGCCGGTCGAAGAGGTCAGCGCCAGGCTTTGGCGCCGGGGTTACTTCTGGTTCTTCAGGCGTTCCGCCCTCTGCTTCCGGGCGCGGTCCAGGAGTTTCGCCTCCTCGGCTTCCCTCAACCCCAGTTGTGCCATCTGCCGAAAGCGCTCTCTGGACATCCCCGACAAACTGGCGCGCTGCTTGAGAGAGGGTGCGGCCTGCTTTGAGGTCTCGGGCGGCTTTTGAGAGGGCATCGCTGATCGGTCCTTTCGTGTTGGCCTGGCGCTGCAGGTATTCCAGAACCTTGGCGTCATCTTCGACGCGCCTGGTGTTCGCATCGGCGTCCAGCTTGTTGCCGGCGCCCTCGATCTTGTCGCCCTCCCGGACGAGACGGCTGAACGTGGCCTTGTCCTTCTTGAGGCCTTTCACAGCGGAATCGAGAACACGGGCGCGCTCAAGATATAGGGTGTCCGTGTCCTTCTGGCTACCGAAGAGGTCGGCGGTTTCGCTGCGCGCCGTGTCTGCGGCGGCGTCCCGGGCGATGATGGCGGCCTGTTCCGCATTTCGCGGGTTCAGGCGCCCCAGCAGTTTAAGGATGCTCGCGTGCGCGTCCTGGTCGGCCACCTCGCGTCCGACAATGGCGCCATGCTGTTCTGTCGCGACCCCGTTCGCCACCATGCCAAAAGCCCCATCAGAGAGGCGGCGCAGGCCCTCGGCATCGCGCACGAGTGCGGATTTCGGCGGCAGATCAAGATCGGCGGCGCTGGCGCTGCCTTCGCGAAGAATCTTTGCGGCGTCCAAAGCCGTCCCGGTCCCGTTGGCGATGTTGATTTCCGCAGCAATGACCCTGACATCCGCCGGCGTGTAACCGTCCACCTCGCGATAGATCGAGGCTGGGACACCGCCGACGTCCTTTTGCCCTGCTGCGGCGGCACGGCGCGCCAAGCCCATGCGCTGATGACCGTCAGCGATGATCCGGCGGCCGTCACGGGTCTCATAGACGATGACATTGCCAGCACGCTCGGGATCAAATTTATTCACGCCCTTCAGCGCGTCGGTCACGCCTTTCTCATCGCCACCAGCCTTGTATTGGAAAGCGTCGGCGTCAGTTTCGATGGCCCTCACCTCTTCATCTGAAAGGATGACCTTTTGCGGATTGCGCTCACCTTGGACAGCCGGTGCGGCCTCTGGCTGCGGATCCGGCGCGGGCGCTGCGTCCGGCTCGCCATCATCAACCACCTCGCGCGGGCGCCGCGGCGCCACAGGCGCATTCGGGTCAATCGGATCGAACTCGCGCTTGCGGTCAGGCTCCGAACGCGCGACGGGGCGCGTGACAGCGCGCGGGGCAACCGGCGCCGGCGCATCGGTATCAGGCGCGGGCCGGGCGGAAGACCCAGAACCGCCCGGCCCGCTACCCTCCGCTGCGTCCCGTTCAGCGGCGGGTTCATCGACCACAACAGGGGGTTCCTGTCCGGTCGTATCAACGCGAACCCGGCGCCCGGTCAGGCTCTCCTCGCCGGTTTCAGGGTCGACATAAATTTCAGGAATGACCTCGTAGCGGTCACTTTTTGGCCCGCTATTGATCTTTCCGGGGTCAGAGAAGATGCGGTTCGGCATTGCGCCGGGCGCAGGTTCTGGCGGGCGCTCCGGTCGACCTGGGTCCACGTTGACGCGGGAATCCGGCATCGGTGCCATCGGGGAAAGCCGCGGGTAATCCATGTCGCCCCCGGTGGCGCCCCCGGGCTGGACCGGTTCATCGGACGTCGCCTCCGGCGATTGCTTCGGCGGCTTCGGCGTCTCGTCTTCCCGATCCCTGCGCGCGATGTTCACGCTGCCGCCAAGGAAGGCACCAAGGATGAACCCGACCAAGGCCTGATCCGTGACGTCGCCCGTGATCACCTTTTGCTCCGGGTCGTAGATACCCTTGGCGATCAGGTTCTGACTGAGGGCTGCGAAGGCTTCCTGCATGGCCTCTTCGGTGCCATCGAGAACCGCCTCGCGGGAGAACCGACCGAGGCGCCCAAGAACATCATTGCGGACAGGTTTCGGAAGACGATTGAGCGCATGCCCGATCGGGACGGCCTCCATCGTTCCCATGAGGCCGGCGAGGTTCGCTGCGGCTTGCGCGTCCTCATCGCTCGCCCCGGCCGCAATCGCCCGGTCATAAGCCTCGACGCGGGCCACGTCGGACCCCATCTGCGCCGTGACCGGAAGACCAAATGGCCCGGCCAGAATTGCAGGCGTGACGAAACCCACCATCGAGCCGCCGCCGTATGCCAGATCGGACCAGATACTGTCATCCTTTGGCGGAACCCCAAATGTCTCGTCCGTCCAATCCTTGACTGTCTTTGCGGTCTTCTCTGCCCCTTTGGACCGGTTCCCGGCAAAGGCCGGGCCGAACTCCTGAACGTCGGACCACTGCTTGAAGGCCTCGCCGGCCTCGGCCAGATCACGCTGATACTTGGCGCGCTCCTGGTCGGTCATCGGCCCCACGCCGGAGTCGGATATTCCGCGCGACAGGATTCCCTCAAGCGACTGGATACGACGGGCCGCTTCCTTCACGCGGTCAGGTGCATCCCGCTTGATCGCGGAAGCGAGGGTTTCTTCCTTGATGCCTCGGGCCCGGGCCACGCTCTGCAGAATGCCAGAGGCTCCCTGGACGAACTCCTGCCCGCGCCGCTTTGCCAAGTCCAGCACGGGTTCAGGTGGCTCTGCAGGCTCAGAAGGTTTCGGCTCCGGTCGCTTCTTCACGTTGTCGGTCGGCGCGGTGAATGTCGTGGGTGTCCCGTAGTCCGGCATCCCCATTGCGCCGCCGGTGGCGGCCTCGCCGGACAGGAGGCGAACAAGGTCTGTCGGGATCACTGGTGCCGCGCCGCCCGGCGACGGTGCAGGCGACGTCGCCCCGGGCATCGGCATGGCCGGTGCCGCCCGTGGGTCCATGACGGTTGGCAGCACGGGCGCGCTCTGCGGCGTAGGAACCGTGGACGATCCGAGAAGACCGAGAAGATCGTCAGGGGTCGGCGGCACCGGAGACGCACCGGACCCGCCAAGAGGCATGGCCGGGGGCGCGCTGGCCGGCGGGCGGGCTTGCGGGCGGGCGCTGACATCTGGGGCGCGCTGGCCGGGCGGGTTGACCTGCTGCTCGACAGGCGTGGGTGTCCCGATTTCGCTGGCGCGAGACTTGCCCCGTTCAGAACGTAGGTGCGAGGCGTAGCCTTCCAGCAGCGCCGCGTCCTCGATGTTCCCGTTCTTCTTTGCGTTCTCGATTGCCTGCAGGACCGTGTTCAGATCAGCCATTCGGGAGATTCCGCTTCAATGCTTCTTCGATTTCCGGCCCATACCCGGGGATCGGTGGCGCAAGCGGCGCTGCGCTGGTGACGTCCGGCCCGGCGCCATCCGTCCCGAACAGGCGCGTCTCTGCCTCTTTCGGCGTTTCCGGCTTGGCATCAGACCTCTGAGGACGCGCAGCGCCACCACGGCGGCTGCCACGCTTTGGCGGGTCCACGATGAGGCCGAAACGCCTGGCAATATCCTTCTTCGCGGCATCGGGCATGTTCGGGTTTTCCAGGAGGCGCAGAAGATCCATCGCCTCATCCGGGACGCCGGTCGCCGCCTGGTACTCGCCAAGCGCTGCATCGCCGCCCATGCCGCTCAGGCCAGCGGCGCGCGTCAGCGCGGCACCGCCCAGCATCGGAGACAGGAACGCCAGGAGCGGGGAGCCAGAGCCAGCGGAGGACCTGGTAGCGGCCTGAACAGCAGCCTTGACCAGTGCCAGTTGCTCGTCCGACCCGCGCGCCGGAAGAATGCCCCCTTCGCCGCGGGTAAACAGACCGCGACCGAACACCGAACCGTTGTCGAGAACTTCGCGTGGGGTTGTCTTGGGCGCAGTGCCAGCCGCCCGGTTTCCGAGGATACCTTTCAATGGACCGTCTCCATCTCAAAGTGGGCTTCCAGGACGGTGATCCGGTCGAGCGCATCCTTGAGGGCGCTGGTCAACAGGCCGAGATAGTCGATGATGTTGATCGACTGCGACGTGCCGAGGCTGGTCCTGGCGTGGAAATCCCCCGCCATTGGGCCGATGTGCCGGGCCATGTCGCCATCAGGCCCCTCGCCGGGCTTGTATGACCATGCGTATACAGGAAGCGATTGAACCACCTCAGCCGACCACGCCGGACTGATACGGCCCTCGACATCCTTCGACTCCACGGCGGACTTGATCAGCGCGGCCCCCAGGCTGCCAAGAGCGGAAGCCGATTGCATCTTCTGTTGCTGCGACTGGTTGTAAGCTTGCAGTTGCTGGCTGTACTGATTGTTGACCAGTCCACTGAAGTCTATATTCGCGGCGCCGGTCGCGGCCATGTTGATGGGGGGCTGATAGTTTCCGCCCATCAGCGCGGCGATTTCGGCCATTGCCCCCTGCCGCTCTGCCTGGTCGAGTCCGAACTGCCGTGTCTGCTCCTGACCCGCCGCGATATTGGCGTCCTGCGCCAGCCTGGCGATGGTCGCCTGCGTCTCGGTCAGCTGGTTCCCATAGGCGTCATTCCATGCCGAACTGCCGACGGGCATCCCACGGGCCTGCAGGTTGGTGATCAGCTTGTCCTGGCTTTTCTCGATGGCCGGGGCCATCAGGGAGAAGTTGCGGTTGAAGATGTCATAGGCGACATCGCCGCGGTCCTGCACGCGGGCGGCATCCGGCAGGTTGTCAATGTTCTGGTCGATGAACGATCCGGTGAAGTCGACCGCGGCAGGCTCGAGCCGTTCCCTGATGGCCTGCTGGGTGGGGCTTTCGATATTGTAGACAGCGCTCTGCTGGCCCTTACCCGGCGGCGCGGCCACGAACTCGCCCGTGTCCGGGTTGGTGTGCCCATAGACGACGCCGGCACCAGACGGCGTGTAGACGTTCGAGTTGTTGTACCGAAACTCAGCCGCCGCCGTTTTCGTCGGCGATGGCGGTGCCGGTGCGCTGCCGCCCTTGCCCATCTTGAATCCACCTGCATTGCTCGCGAAGTTGCTTCAAGACTACGAGGTCCGCCCCGTCCGGTGCGGCGAACTTCACGATGGCCTCGGGCCAGAAGCCAAGCTTGGTGGCGAGATTAAGGGATTCCAAATTCGTCGCCCCGACCACTACCGAAATCGCACGGCAATTCAGGTCGATAAACGGATAGGCAAAAATCCCGCGCAGGGTATGCCGGTCGGCCCAGCGGCTGCCAGGCACTGCCGCGATCGAGGCTTCCAGGTGGATTCCGTTGTACCGCTCGTAGATCACCCCGGCGACGAGGCGCTTGCCCTTGATGACGCCGATTGCCCGCGCGCCCGGCATGACCTGGAACGTGGGTATCTGCTTCCCGACCCAACGGGCGATCTTCTCGTCCGCGCCGTAGACCAGCGCGCGGTCGCGGATCAGGTGACCCGCAGCGTCATGTTGACCAGTTGCGCCCATTTCGCAGTCACCTCCATGCGGATCTGAAACACGTCGCCCACGGCATCGCTGGCAATCAACTCGTTGAGCGCGATGGTCTCCCCGCCGCTGGCCGGCGTCTCCGGTTCGATGGTCACGGTCTGCCATGATTCATCAAGGTCAGCCGCGGTCTCGTCGTGGTCGACCAGGACGGCGAGGCGCACGCTGAGAGGGCCTTTGGCAAGGATCGAAGGCGTCACCGACTCGATGGAGGTGAAGCCGCTGCGGAACCAGCCCGTTCGCAGGACAGCGGTCATTTCGTCGCCATCTGTCTTTGATGTGGTCAGCCTTGCCGGGCGGCCATCCATTGCGGTGAACTCCGTGTTTCCCGCCAGGTTGTGCCAGTCCAGCGCCGGGTAGTCGGATTTTTCCCAGGTGCCAGACTTGGTGTAGAACACCCATTGCTCGGACACGCCTGCGAACACCCTGTTGATAATCACCATGCGCTGATCCGCAGAGGCATGCAGGATCCAATCACCGCCATCCTCTGCAGCCTGAACGAGGTCATCGGCCACAGGTTGCGACACCTGCTTGACGAGGGCCATTTGCCCTTGGCTGATCGTCTGCTGGATCGAAACCACCCCCTTGGGTGTCAGAACCCACAGGTCTGACCCGATCTGCTGGAATGCCTTTGGCCCGAGCGGCGGGGCGATCTGCAGCCTGTTGAGCTGGCGCCAATCGTTTTGGTCGCCAGGGTCGAGGCCTTCATAGGTCACGACTTGCCCTGTGCTCGTGAAGATCGCCAGGACGTCGTTCATACCATGCCCGGCGTCGACGGTAAGCGATGCCATTTCAAGAATGGACCCGGTGATGTTTCCGAGCCGGTCCAGCGGGAATTGCGTGAGTGCGCCGGTCACCGCTCCGACACCGCCATAGTAGAACTCGAGCGTGCTGCCACGCACCCAGAAATAGGGCCGGTCGTGGTGCGCAAGGAATCCGTCGAAGTCGCTCTGGGTGACGCTGGTGCTGGTCGTGAACGCTGGTGTCGAGAAGGTCGAGCCATTGAAGGCGAGAGGATCGCCGATTCCGTCAGCGATGATCACCTGCCCACTGAGGGCGCTGAAAGAAGCGTTCCCATTGCATACGCGCGGCGTCGACACGCTGGGCGTCATGGCCGTCGTTGCGGATAGCTCGATGTAGACAGAGATTGCGCCAAATTCGAAAGGAACTCTTTGCAATACGATCGGGAAGGTTTCGGCTTTGAGGTACTTGTAGCCTGGCCTCGTTTCCAGGCTGACACCAGTCGAACGCCAATTTGTCACCTCCCCTGCATATTCGATGCTCATTTCCGCGTTGCGCGCCTCGGAGAAGAGCCCGCGCAATGGAAGCGGCAAAGGCATATCGCGCCCCGTACCTGTTCCGGCCGCCTGCGCTCTTTGAGCTCGCGCTGCTGCTCTTCTCCGTATTCCGCTCATGTCCGCACCATCCAGTTGACCGCCACCACTGGCGGAATGATGTCTATGGGGTTCCCGGACCCGGTTGCATTGACGCTGATGCCAGTCGTGGCCGATGACACCGAGCCGCCAGCCGATGCGGCATCTACAGTCAGACCTGTCGTGTCGACGCTGATGGTGCCGGAGGCCGTGGCATTGTCCACCGTGACGCCCGTGGTGCCGGAGTCGATCGTGATGCCTGTGCTTGACGTCCCGGTCGATCCGCTCCCGTCAGCAATGGCCCCGTTGGTCCCACCTTCCAGGGGGGAAACTTCGAACTCCCCGAAAGTGTTGTGATCGTGACTGGGATCCGTAATGGAGTGGTTGTGGCCAGGATCGGTAATGGTGTGATTGTGCGCCGCGCCGGTGAAAGTGTGGTTGTGCCCTGCATCGGTCGTCGTGTGCGAGTGCGGGGAAGGCGTGAAGCTGTGCGAGTGCCCTGCATCCGTCAGGGTGTGCGTGTGGCTGGGCATCTGGTCGACGGTGAGGGTGAAGGTCTCTGCCCCGCCATAAGCCTTCAAGGCCAGCCCGAGATCGCCGCCGGCGCCCATGACAGACCGTCCGCGCAGGTCTGGCAGGTTGAAGGTGTCAAAGGTCGCGCCGTAGGTGTCGCCGATCACCGCGTAGAGGTCCGAAAACTCGGTCTTGCTGAGCGCTTGCCCGTTGCAGAACTTCCAGCCATCCACGGGTTCCTCGGTCTCGAATGTCGGGACAAGCGCCCCCGGCGGTATGAGGAAATCGAGGATCGCGTTGACGGTCTCGGCGATGGTTTCGAGGTTCGCCATGTCGTAGCCGCGAGTTCTTCGGCGGTTCAACGTGAGCGGTGTCAGCCCCATCAGGTCACCGACCAGATGCGCCCGTTCGCCGTGGCGCCGTCTTCAAGCGGGTAGCAGTCCCATTCCCGGCCAGATCCACCCAGCCGGAAGCCCCGGGCGCCGCCCGCGTCCTCCGCGATCTTCACTTCGAGCTCCGCCTCGTATTCGGCAGCGCGTTCCGCATAGGGCAATCCAAGCGCCCGCTGCAGGTGCCACGTCATGCCCAAGGAAAGGAGGTGATCGTCCTCGAAGGCCGGATAATCGTTGTCGGTCGTAAAGGCGTCCCGGCGCACCTGGGGGACCGGCTGGCTACTGGCCTGCGGGTCGAGGCGCTTGAGGTATTCGCTGGCGGTCTGAGCCCAGACACCGACATCGAAACCGACACCTTCGGCATCGAAGCGGAACACGCCGGATTGGTTTTGCACCACGAGGTCGTCATTGGTCAGGTACAGCCAGCCATCGCGGGAAACCGCCGGCTCGACGATCTGAATCGGCTCTGATGTGAGGTCGAGGTCACCATCCTGAATGCCAGAGACGACCGGATACCGGCTGATGTACTCAATGGTCACCAACTCCTCGACGGTCGGGGTCGGGTCGATCCAGATCACGTTGTTCTTGATGCGCCAGCCGTGCGGCGCCACCTGCGCCACGCCGCCGTAGAGCCACCAGGACCACGCCTGCGGGGTGGCCGGGCCAACCAGCCCCATCGGCCAGCCGTTGCGCTGTTCCGTCTGCGGGATCACGCGCAGGAAGTCGGGCGGCAGGCGATAGGCATAGGTCGACGGTTTGAGGGCGAAGGTCCAGGTGCTGTGGAACTCGGACAGGCCCACCCAGCGCGAGCGCCGGAGGTAGTCGCGCAGGACGTCATGCGCCGCCGTGCGCAGGATCTTGGCCACCTTAGTATTGGTCCCGAACAGGGCAGAAGGCGCCGGGGCGGTTGCGTCCCGCTCCGCCGCCTCTTGCGCAATGGCCAGGATCGTGCGCGGCATGGCTTCAGCCGCCCGCCAGTTGGTCGAGCAGACGGAAACCCAGCAGCGGCCAGAGTTTTTCGCGGGCTTTTGCGCGGGCGATCTTGCGGCCGAGCTCTGCGTTGAAATTCTCGGGCGAGGCGCAGGCGCTTTCGCCGGTGACGGTGAACCCGTTGCGCAAGGTCAGGCAGCACACGGTCAGGCAGGAACCGGGAAACACATGGTAGTCGTCACGGACGATTTCGGCGTCCAGATCATCCGGCGTGATGCGCTTCGCGGTCAGGCCCTTGCCCTTGATTTCGGCCTCAATGGCCTGTTCGTCTTTGCTCATCGTCTCAGTCCTTCATCGGGTCAGGCATGTCGGAAAGGTCATCATTGCCGGTGACGACATCGCCTCCGGCCATGAACCCGTCGTCGTCCGGGAACTCATAGGGCGCGTCGTCCCCCGGGGCGGCGGCGGCCTGAACAGCGGTGGTCACGGCGGCGGACTGCGCCGGGTGCCCGGATGCGCTGTGGCGCAGAACGTCGTTCTCGGCCTGCAGGCGCGTGTTGTTCGCTTCGAGGCGTGCCAGGCGCTCTTCCATCGCCTTGATCGCCTCTTCGGCCTTGGCCTGGACGTCGGCGGCGGTCAGGATTTCCTCGTTCTCGTCCTTCTTGTCCTGCCAGCCCTTCGCGACCTTGTAGACGCGGCTCGCGGCCATGCCGATCTGCGACACCTGGTCGGGATGCAGCGACAGAAGATCCTCGACGCAGGTGATCGCGTGCAACTCAAGCAGCCCGATTTCGGAGCGCGACACGCCGGGGATGTCGCTGAGCGGCGTCCCGTTTGCGGGCGCGGTCTCGTACTGCGTGAAGATGCCGAACTCCTGCGGGTAGAGCCGTGCGGCGTCCTGCTGGGAGATATAGGCGTGGGAGACGGTGTAGCGGTCCCCGATCGGCTGCTTGGCGATGCACAGGCGGTTGACGATCTTGCCGTTCAGCGCCGGGTTCTTGGTGCGCAACTGGACCTTGGTCCAGAAGAAGCCCACGCGCACGTCGCCCTTCCCGCTGACAGGCCCGAGGTGGGACGAAAGGTTCTGGCCGGTGAGGTTCTTTGCAAATCCGGATTCGATCATGGTCTGGGTCTCCGTGTGAAAGCAAAGGGGCGACCGGGGCCGCCCCTTCGTGTCGTCAGTCGGTCAGGATGCCGCTGAGCTTGCGGTTGTCGTCCACGAAATTGCCCATGCCGGCGAGGATTACGGTGTCCGAGTCCTCGGTCAGCGGGCGCCGCGGGCCGCCAAGCACCACGTTGTTCCGCTTCTTGTGCATGATCAGCTCGATCGTGCCCAGGTTCAGGAACTTCATGCCGGTCGGGGCAAAGCCGCCCTGCCCACCATCGGCGACAACCGGGCAGGTCTCGAACATGATGTTGGAGAAACCACCTGCGGCCAGCTTCTTGTCCATGAAACGCTGCTGCGCCTGCAGGGACTGGTTGTAGACGCTGTAGTAGCTGTTGTCGGACAGGATCAGGTTGGGCTTGTCCGTGCCGCGGCAGGTTTCCAGCCAGAGGTCCAGCATGTCCCCGTAGATCGCCGCCGTGGTGGCGCCGCCGGTGGCCGCACGCTGGTTGTCCCACCAGGTATAGGTGGTCGAGTTGATCCCGCCCACGGTTGCGCCGGCGGTGCTCGATACAAGCAACGACAGGCCGCCGTATTCCTTGCCGGAATAGGTGGTGCCGTCACCGTGCGCCGCCAGGTGCATCTGGTTCTGGATGGTCTTTTCCGCGTGCATGGTGCGGGCGCGCATCATGCCGATGATCTGCTCGCGACCATCGTTCTGCAGCATTTCCAGACCGGAAATCGAGACACCGCAGGCGTACTGCTTCCACGGATATTCCGCCGAGGTCAGGACTTCCTGGCCAGCGATGTTCAGGCCTTCGCGGCCCGTATACCACTGGAAGTTCTCGTTCTCCTCGCCGACCATGATCGGCGTGGTGATGGTGCGCCCGCCACCCACGGTGCGGATACGCCCGCGACGGCGCAGCTCGTAGTACAGGATGTTGTTCTTCGAGACGGCATCAGCGATGTTCTTGCGGCGGTGCGCAAGGGTCGCGGTCATCACTTCGCCCCAGTTCGGATTCGCCATGTTCTTTCCTTCGTGGCGATCCCGCGCGTCAGCCGGTCAGCTGCTGGTCGATCAGCCCGCCAATCAGCGAGTTGAGGTCGTCCGTGTCTTGCGCGGGGCGACGAGGGGCGCCCTGGCCGCCACCGTCTACACTCATGCTGGCCCGCTTGGCCTTGTCGGCCTGCGCTTCCGCTTTCTTCGGTTCTGGTTGTGCCGGTTGCGGCGCAGGCTGTGCGGCGGGATTGGGAACAGCCCCGCCCTGCCCCCGGATCTCGTTCACGATGCCGTTGTAGATCGCGTCGAGGTCTTCGAAGGTGATCGAGCCCGGCTGACCACCGCGGCGCTGCGCCAACTCCCGGGCCGCTGCCGTGATCTGGGGCTCAAGGGTGGCGAAGAGTGGGCGCTTGGGTTGCCCGGTCGACTGGTCCACCTCGTTGACGAAGGCGTTGAAATGCGCCTGCGCGTTCTGGGTCTGCTGAAACTGCGGGTTGTCGGGGCCCTGCGCTTCGGCAAGGCGCTTCGCGCGCCGTGCGGCAAGCACCTCGTCATCCTCGAACAGGTCTTCATCCGCCGGCGACACCTGGTAGCCCAGTTTCTTCGCCGCCTCGTTCAGCACGTCCACGATCTTGTCGGGCGATGCGGCCATTTCCTTGGCGGCCCAAGCCAGGTAACCCGCCGGGTCGCTGCTGGCATATTCGGCAATGCTGGTCAGGCGCTTGGCCATGTCCGCCGGGCTGGCGCCCCAGCGCTTCATTTCTTCCTTGGCATAGGCCGACTCAAACGGGGCCATCGCCTCGGTCGACTCTTTCAGGCGGCGCGTCACCTCTTCGCGGCGGTCCTCTGGCAGATCGGCCAGAAGGTCGTCCTGCGACATGGCAGTGAGGTCTGCGGCCGCATCCTTGTCGCCCGCCCCGTCGCCCTTGTCGCCAGCGGCCTCGTCTTCGGGCTTCTTGCCGTCCTCAGAGGCGGCAGCGTCTGCCTCGGGCTTGTCGTCCGCCTTGTCCTCGGCGGGTTTCGCGCCGTCGTTCTGCTCGGGGTCCTTGGGCTGCGGCTTCTCTTCCCCCTTGATCCGGGCATCGGACACCAGATCGGCGCCGTCCTCGGCGCTCACACGATGGTCGTCGGTGTCTGTGGTGTCATCGGGGGGCTGGTCGAGACCGCCGTCATCATCGGTCAGGTCGTCATCGAACCCCTGGTCGGACAGGGCCTTGTCGATGATTGCGGACGTTTCGTCTTCGAACAGGTCGTCGTCGTTTTCGGTGCCGGACATTGAACACTCCGTTTCTGGGTGTTCGCATCATCCGGTGCGGCCTATGCGCTGTGCGGCGAATCCACCTTCTGCACCAGGGACAGCCGGAAAGCGTGCTGCGCCTTGATCGCAAAGTCCTCGAGGTCGGCCCGGGCCCGGTGCCGGGCGCGGGACACTTCACCGGGCGCCGTGCGCAATGCGATCGCCGCGTCCACAACACCCTGCATTTCCCCGGCCTTGCGGTTTATGGCCTCGCGAAAGCGGCGCTCCTCGTCGGATTCCCCGGCGAACTCGGGCAGCGGCCAGCTGGTCATTCGATTACCTCGATGTCGGATGCTTCGATGTCGGTCCCGTCGTCCAGAGACCCCTTGTCGTCCACGCGCTCCGGGTTGGTCACGTCGAACCCGGCCCGGTTGGACAGGTACTCGGTGTCGGTCTGCGAGACGTCGGCAATCAGCTGGGCCACCTCGCGCTCCTGCTCGCGCTCATAGGTCCAGTGGTCGGTTTCGCTGCGCACGCCCTCGTCGTACTCAACCAGGTCATGCTTCCTCATGTACTCGCGCTTGTCGTTCCGTGACTGGATCACCTCTGCCGTCTCAGTCACGCCGGTCCTGAACGGCTCGAACGGCGGCGCCACGCGGGGCGTTGCCAGGTCCGGGTTGCGCGGCGGCGCGGGACGGCGGCAGTTGTGCGGCCAAGGCTGGTCGAGTCGGTGCCATCCACCGCAGGACCGGCATTTGCGGGACCGTCCCGGCCCGCTGGCCTCGATGGGATCAGGCTTGCCGAAAATGGCGGCGTGCCGGTCAGCGTCCATTTCGTAGCGCATCGGCGTCACACCTCGTTGCAGCCTGACGGGGCCGGCACAGGCTCATAGGTCCGCTCGAAGATGTCGTTCTTGCAGGGGTAGAACTCACCCTTCACGCCCTTGATGATCCAATCACCCGGCAAAGCCTTCATGTCACCTTCGGGGGTCGGGATGATCAGGCAGAAGCTGTCAACGGCATCATCGACCCAGCGCGCGCCGCTCCACACGGCGGCATCACGGCAAACCTTCCAGTCGGCTTCGCTCTTTCGCGGATCGCAAAGGCGGCGGGCTTCGATTTCGACGGGCTTCTTGCGGAAAATCGGCATGGGTTATCCTCCCATCATAATGGCCAAGAGGGGGTTGACCGGCTGGGAACCGCCGGCGGCATAGTTTGGCTGCGTCGCCTGCGGCGCCGGAGTGGGCGGGGCGGCTGGCTGCGCCTGGCCCGGACCCATGTTGCCAGCCTGAATCCGCATTGCCCGCTTCATCCTTTCGTTCGGCTCCCAATCCCGGCCAAGAGCCTGCATCAGATGGTCCAGCCCCGCCACGGTTCCAGCGATACCGCCGGGTCGCTCCTCGCGGCTCATGCCGGGTGTGATCTGCGGCAGATACTGGCGCCAGTCGTCTGCAACGGCGCCCGATGCGGGCGGGGCCGCGTAGGGTGATCCACCGGGCGCCGGGGCGGCCGGGGGGTGTAGCTGACGGCTGGCCGGGCGCCGGCGGCGCGGCAGGCGCTCCGGCCTGTGGCTGCGCCCCCAGGAAAAAGCGGTCCAGAATGCTTTGCGCGGTATCGCTGACCTGGTGCGGGGCCTGCACGCTGGTTGGCGACCTCATGGGCACATCGCCCTGCCCTGCGACGCTCTTCATGTCGTGTCCTTTCTCATTGTGCGCCACCCATGCGCGACAGGAGGTCAAGAAGCGAGACGTCTGCCGGCACCTGCTGGTATTGCGTGTTAGGAGGGACAAATCCGTTGGCCGGATCGTTCAACCACAGGAGCCTCTGCAGCGGCGTCATGCGCGTGTACGCCTCAAACGCTTCTGAACCAATTTCTTCGGCGAGGTATTCATCGGGTTCGAATGGCTCGCGGATGGAGAACCCTGGTGTCCGACGCGGCTGGATAAAATCACGGTCAACGGCGCGGCCGCGCAAACTCTTCACGTCATTATGAGCGGGGGAATAAGTGCGGCCAGCGGCACGGGGCGCGCCGGTCGGGTCGCTCGGTTGCGGCTCATCTGGCCCGTAGTTGTAGATTCCCGGCTGGTCTCCGTAGCGCTCATACGGGTTGAACAGGTGCTCTTGCGACGGCATCGGCGTGCGTTCCAGAAGATCCATGAGGGTCATCATGTTGAGCATGCCGAGTCCGGGTGCGTTGGGGGTCACCGGGGTCATTCCTGACTTCCTCTCTTAGCCGGCGCAGGTGCCTCGGGCGGCTCGCCCTGGTCGGTCATGGCATCCGCCGCCTTGCTCACCAAGTCGCCGCCGATCTTCATGCGCTCGATTTCCTTCTCGTGCGCACGCTCCTTGTCGTTGTTGGCCTGCTGCATCGCCTCGATTTCCTTATCCACCTCGGCGCGGATCTTGGCGACGGTCACCTGCGTATCTTCCTGCTGCTCCTGCCCTTTGGGTTCGTCCGGCAGAGCGGCGATCATGGATTCCAGCGTGCGGGACTTCGGGAACCCGCGCACGCCGAAGAGCAACAACTCCTTGGCGGTCTTCATGTCGAAGACGCCGGACTGCATCATGGGCGCAAGCTGCTGGACGAACTGCGAGAAGGCGCCCAGGAACTCGATACGCGCCTCCTTGTCGGCCTGCTCGTCGGCGAGGATGGTCGATTGCGTCTCGATGTTGATCGTGATCTTGCGACCGAAGTCGCTGCGCAGGCGGGCATGAACTTCTTCATAGGAGGTCTGCGGAATCTCGCTGTCCGGCGGCGGCGTGGGCGCGGGTGGCATCTGGCCGAACTGGACACCGGCGGCGGCAAGCTGCTGCAGCTGACTGTACATCTGCATGTCCTGCTGGAACTGCTGCTGGGCCAGCTGCGCCTGCATGGCGATGGCCTCACGTTCCGCCCGGGTCATGGGCAGATCGAGGCCGGTGATGTCGGCGATGGTCTGGGTGTCGAAGTGCTCGAGCCCGATTTCCATCATGATCTGCAGGGTTTCGAGCGCGAAAATGGCCATGCGGCGCTGCTTGTCTGACAGGCGCAGGCCAGCATAGCGGCCCTTGATCTGTTGGGCCGTGGCCGTCTCGCTTGGATCCGTGGATGCGCGCATGACGTCGGACACGCCGGATGCCTCGAACATGGCGTCTTTCGCCTCGCGACGCATGGTGGACAGCGCCTGTACCGCCTTGATCATCGCCTCGATCGGCAACCACTGGATGAGATTGAGCGACCCGCCTTTTTCGATAAACTGCAGCCATGCCGAAACCGGGATCATTTCGTTCTTGCCGTTCAGGAGCTTCTTCACCTCCTGCTGCATGTCACCCGGGAACAGGCCAGAGACGGACAGCGCATCGAGGATGACCTTCATCTTCTTGGTGGCCAGGTCGATTTCGTCGGCGCGCTGCTCGTAATACTTGATGTCCGGGCGTGGAGTCAGGCTCTGCCCCTTCACCGTCGCCGTCAGCGGGCGCGGGAACGGATAGAATCGCTCAAGACCAAGGATGTCCGGGCGCTTATCGAGCACGCCACTGTTGTAGTTAGCCGACCACCAGATCACCTCTTGCGTCTCGGCTGACCAGATTTCCCAGACCATCGCCGTATCGAACGGGCTGCGGGCGCGGGCGCCGGTCTCGTTGATGGGCATGACGCTCGAAAACCCGTCGTCTTCGTCGTCGCGCATCCCGCGCGCCTTGTCCTTCATGCCGGGGGTGTCAAAGGACATCTGGTCGGCGACCTCCTGGCCGAACCGCTTTGTGACCTTGGTGCGCGTCATGGGCACCTCGACGGCCACCCAGGGCATTTCATCCCAGCTCGACGCCGGGGCGCAGAGGAACCGGCGCCACTCGGTCGCGCGCGGCAGAACCTCCTCGCCGGTCTTCTTCTCGCTGGTGACCTCTTCCGGGATCGTGACCCCGGGGAACCGCGGGTGCGGGCGCTGCACGACCTCGGTGACCGTCTCGAAACGGGCCTTGTAGAGCACGCGCGCCGTGGCGCGACCGGCAATCAGCCAGTCATTTCGCGCGTTCATCATCGGGACGTCGAAATCCGTGGTATCCAGCAGGTAGTTTGCGAGCCGCTGGCCGACCTCGGCCGCCATCAGCCCGGTCTCGTCCACCTTGCCATCGCCATAGAACCGGCGGCGCACCACCGGCTGCGGCGTCTCGGAATAGACCAGCGGCGCCAGCACGTCGATATTCGCGTGGATCAGGGCCGTCTTGTCGGTGATCTGGTTTTCGCTCTTGCCGGAGTCCTTGTCGCCACCCCGGCCCGGGTCGTTGTCGGGGCCGAAATAGGAGGCTTCGCATTCCTCGGCCTCCATGCGCCAGCGGTTCTCGTAGGTCAGGCCCGCCGTGATCTGGCCATCCCAGAATTTCCACTCCTCATGGGCGCCCTTGGCCTCGGCGTCCTCTGGCGTCTCGGGATCGTCTATGTCGGGCAGGTCTTCCGTGGCTGGCTCGTAGGGAACCGCCTCGTTGCCATCCACCGTTGCGGCAAAGGCGCTGACGACCTCTCTGCGATCATCCATCAGGTTGTCCCGTCGTAGACGCTCAGGACGTCGCCGGGCGCGACCGCCCGCCACTCCACGGCGCCGGAGGGGATGTACTGGTGCGCCGCTGTTGCGGCGGTTGCACCATTCACGGCAACCGTCGCCGCCGGTGTGATCTTGATGTGGCAATTCGCATCGGCGACGAGACGCACCAGCGTTGTGGTCGCGCCAAAGGCCGCTGCGCTGCTGGCGGACGTGAAAGCGACCTTCTGGTCGACTGTCGCAGGCTCTCGGCCCACCGGCAGGACATCGTACACCCCGCCACCGCGTCCGGTTCTCGGCTGCAGCGCGCCGAAGTGCGCAAATTCCGTGATGTAGAGATTGGCCATGCTATCGCCCCTGGTCGTCAGCGGTTGTGGCGTGAGAATAGATCGTCCAGGGACTCCCCGTGCGGCGAACCTTTCGGCGGGGGCGCTTCGCCTTCCAGCACCTTGTCCAGGAACCGGCCAAACAGGGTCGCGGCATCAACCGTGTCGTCGTGCGGAGCGGTCGGGAACTGCATCAGCTCCTGCTCGAAAGCATCGAGGTCGGACAGGAAGGATTTGCGCACCTTGTCCCGCTGCGGCAGGAACAGTTTGCCCAGCTGCCCCATGCCCAACAGCGCGTGCGCGCGTTGCTCCTTGCTGGTGCTGCTGGTCAACTGCGTGCGGAAGACGTGGACGCGCTCCTTGCGCATCATCATCTTGAGGAACGGCCCGACGCCGGACATGATCTGCCCTGCCTCCTCAACCGCGCGCAGGGGCTTCCATTTCTTGACCAGGCGAATCCACTCGCTCACCCAGACGTCAGACGTCGTGCGTCCGCGCCACATGTCGAGAAGGTAAATATTGCCATCCTCATCCACGCCCCAGACCATGTGAACGGTGTAATCCGGGTTTGGAGATCCGGCCTCGCTCGTGACCGCGTAGTCGCTGCTGATGTAGATTTGCAGGCGCAGCGGGTCGAGGTTGCGCGGGTTGTAGCGCTGGATATGGTCGGGCGAGAACATGAGCCCTTCCTCGGGGCTCGGGCGCTGCTGGTAGAGCGCTGACCAGACCCATCCGCCCCGGGCACGCATGCCGCCAAGCTGGGCCTCACCGAATTGGTCAGGCCACAGCCAATCCCCCTTCGCGCGCCCAAGGGGGTCATTCTCATGCTCGGCCACGGCGGCCAGCGAAAGGACATACCATGCCTCTCCCGTCTCTCGATCGCGGAACCATCCGCTGCGCCCGTCATAGCCTTCCGGAAGGATCCGGCCCGCCGGGTCGTCCATGTGCCAGCGCGTGAAGATCATCAACTGCTTGCGGCGCCCCTGCAGGCGGGACAGGAGGTCGGTGCGGTACGTCTCCCATGCCTCGTCCCGCATGTGGGGCGACAGGGCGATCTTCCGGCCCTTGATGATGTCGTCCATGAACAGCCATTCGGCAGGGTTGCCGTGCTGGTTGCCGCCGAACATGCCGAAGGCGTTGTATTCGCCGCCCTGCGGGGTCGCGAAGGCCTCCTTTGCAGCGGTGTCGTCAGAGAGATAGACCTCTGGCCAGGGCCATTCCTTCTTGCGCATGTAGCCACGCACGCGACCACCGATCTTCTTGCCGTAGCGGTCGGTGTGCGCCACGCCCATGATTGCGCTGGTCGGGTGGCGCCCCATGATCCAGGACGGCAACAGGTGGCTGAACAGGGTTGTCTTGGCGTGCCGCGGCGGCATGAACACCATCGCGCGGTCCACCTTGTCCTCTTCGAGGGCCTGTCCCAGCTTGCAGGCCAAGCGGACGTGCGCCGGAGGCTCGAACCCGGTCATGCGCTGGTAGAAGCGAAGAAAGGACCGCTGGGATGCCCGGCGGTCCTCCTCGTCTGCCAGCATTTCCTCCTCGGAGGCAAACCGGGTGTGCATCATGCGGGGTCACGTCATTTTCGGGTTTGTCCAGGCGATGCCATTGGCCATGTCGAGCGTGCAGTGCCTGACAATCAGGAAAACATCCTCCTGGCTTTGTGGCGCCCCGGTCTTGACCGGCACCGTCAGAGCGTCAACGCCGCCGCCAAGTTGCGTCATCAGCTCGCCAGTCTCACGGTCGACCATCCTGACCCCGCGCTGGAACAGCATCGTTCGGCCCTCGATCACCATCTGCTCGCCCGGCTGGAACACCCGGTCATCAAACATCACCGGCCCATCCTGGCGCACCCATGCCGCGTAGCCGTAGGAGTCGTCGTCCTCGCCATTGGCGAAGATCACCGGGCAAAGCAGCAGGTCTGCCGCTTTCTTGACCGAATCTGTATTGGCGTTTCCGGTGTCTGGTCGACTATCACCGCTCGACGTTGCGCCCTGCGCCGCCATCGGCAATCCGAATAGAGCCCTGAGAAAACCAAACCGCATCATGTCTTCACCCCTATCCTCGCTGCGATCCGCGCCAGCTTGGCCGCGCGCGTGATTGGGTTTTCATCCCGCATCGCTTCTGTGATGGAGTCGTGCATCGTCCTGCTCTTACGCTCATCCTGCATGGCTGCGTATCGCTTGAAGGCTGGGGACCACGATTTCATTGCCTTGATATCTTCCGACACATGCACATGACCCTCTCTTTTGGCAAAGATGGCATCATGCAGCTTGTCCGCCAGACGGTCGTGGGCAATCCACTCTTCACTCGGACCTTCGGCGTCGTAATGGTATACGTTCGACTGTGATGTCAGACCGCCGAAATCAGCGACGCCACTCTCAATCGCGCTCTTTGCTGCCACCGGCGCCCCGAGAAGCGCGCCAAGAAAACCACGTCTCATCATGCTGCTTCCTCCTTCGATATGAGGGCCTTGAGTGCTTCGATACGGGTCATGCGCCCAACTCCTGCGGTTCCTTCACGCTGCGCGCGATTTCTTCGAGGATGGTCAGGCCGCGGGGTTTGCGGATGCGGTAGCGGATGATCCACCAGAGAACTGGCGTTCCGCAATCGTGGTCCCAGCACAGAGTGTCTACCCTGTCGGCCTCGTAGAATTCACCCTCAACGTCTACAGCCTCAACAATTTGCCAATCCGGCAGTGGGCACCCCTTGCCGTTGTGCTCTATCCACGGCCCCCACTCGCTCATGACGTATCTCCCTTCTCGCTCTCCCGGCGGCGCCGGTACATTTCAAGGCGTTCGCGCAATTCGTCGTCGGGCATGTCTGCCAGGTTGACCGGCTCGTCATGCTCACCACGCACGGGCTGGCCATCCTCACCGGACCACATGCCGCGCTGCCGGCGCTCAAGCCATTTCAGGGCCGCGTTGGCGTCAGGAGGAACTTCCTTCACCACCTCGACGGTTTTCAGGATGTTGCCTTCGGCATCCCTGTATGTCCGCTGCTCACGAATGATGCCGCCGCAAACCGCGATGTGCGCAGACTCCGCAGCCTCGCCATCAGCGATTGTGCGGCCACGGTGCAATGCATCACGAAAAGCGATGTATTGCGCTTGCCAGTCATAGAGCACCTTGACCGATACTCCGAAGACCTCGGCAATTTCCTCGTTTGTCTTTCCCGCCAGCGCCAGTTGATAGGCAATCTTGTTCAGGCCTTCGTTGTAGACAGGTCGTCGGCCCGGCCCAGGTTGCCCGTGCCCGACAAGCCATCGCCCCTTTTCGTCACGATCAGGCATGGATGAAATCCTTGACGTTGAGCGGCGGTCTCCCTTCGCGGGCCAGAACAAAAGCCGGGTCCGTGATGACGGTGATGGGAACGGATGCCGTGTGGCAGAAGATCGTGATGAACCGGCATTCCCTGAAATCGCAGAGCCACGCCCTGCGCCCGTCGCGCGAGGTGCGCCCGAGGAATGTCACGTCATCGTGCTCGCTCTCGATGGCGGCGATGATGCTCAGCCACAGCGACTTGGCGGGGATACCCGGCAGGCGCTGCTCGACCCTCTGGGCGAAATGGATGTAGGCGCCCTGGCACTTGCGCGGAACGAATGTCGGCACGTCGATCATAGCAGCAGCTCCCGGCCCTGCTCGCTCATGACCCATGCGAGGTTGCGGCCGCGCTCGATGAGCCCGCGACGGCTCAATGCGGTGAGGAGTCCTGTTGCGGCCTGTTCCGACAGACCAAGACCATCGCGCAGGGCGCGGGCGGCAGACTGCGCGGCGGCCCGGTCGGAAATGGCACGGAGCGCCAGCCAGTCGCGCGGGGCAATCCGGTTGTGCAAGATCGAGCGCGGGACATGGCCAGCGCCGGTGCGCATCGCGGTATAGGTGTTCTTGTCACCGAAGGCTATCTTGACCGGGTGCTGGGCCGGGTAGATGAACCCGCCCTGCGCCATGATGGCGACGGCGGACGCGATGCTGTCGAGCTCCTGCGAGGACAGGCGGTCAAGGTTGACCTGGCCGATATGGTAGATGCAGACCGACTTTGCCGGGGCCGACCGTGCCCAGGCGCAGAAATCGGCCAGCGTTGCCACGCCGGACCGCATGGTGTCGCGGATAGAATCCCTGGACGCGACCTTGATGATGGTTTCACCCATTTCCGGGCGCGGGGTCGATGCGATCTTTTCCGGCGCGGCCTGCGGTGGCCCCTTCGGCTCCTGCATCTTGCGCGCGATCCGGTTGATGACCTTGTACGTCGCCGGGCGCCGGCCCGCCCCCTTTTCGACAACCTCGATGTCCCCGAGGTCGATGAGCGCGCCCAGCGTCTTTTTCGCAGAGGTCACGCCGACGTTCATTTCCTCGGACAGGCGCTTGGGGCCGACCTGGATAACACCGCCCTCGTCCGCGTTCTCGTCCAACCACAGGAGGGCCAATGCGCCCAGGCGGCTGGCATCCGTGAGTTTCAGCGCCGAAACGGTCATGCGCGCCTCCTGCTTTCGACTGGTCCGGTTTCGGTGTTCTCGGCGCGCAGCGCTTCCAGACGGCGCTGTCGCTCGGCCTCCGCATCTCGGCGGGCCATGAAGTCGTCAGGGTCCAAAGGGCGGCGATTTGGCGGTGGCATAGGCTGATCTTCCCACCGCCGCTGGTTCAGGAAGGTTGCCGGATGCAGCGGGCTCGCGTCCGGGTGGCGCGCCTGCCATCCGTCGAACCAACCACCCCTGACTGCCAAGAATGCGGCGCGCTTGTCCTCGATTCTGAGCTTTCGCCACGCCTTCCTGGCGCCCTGCTTGGCCGTCTTGTTCGGCCAGATCGCCCAGAAGTCCTCGAAACCAGCATCACGATCAGAATGATCAACTGAGGAAGCTTTAGCTTCCGAAGGTTGTTTATTGTTCCCTTGTTCCTTTACCGCGTTTTTTCTGCGTTCCGTTTGCGTTTTTTCTGCGTTCCCATCGGTTTCATAGGCGCAATTTTCATCGTAATTACAGATGGTTACATGCGTTTTTTTGCGTTCCCTCTCCCGTACACTTTGCGTTCAATTAGGCCTGCCTCCTCGATCCGTAGTAGAAAATTGCGAATTTTGGTGTCAGAACCCCAACATGTAGTGGTCTGAAATTCGCGGAGCGTGATGAAGAGGCTCCCTCTTGGGCAGTCCAGCATGGCCCCTCCGACCCGGTGCGTGGTGTCTTTCCAGGCGGCATTCGCCTTGAGCCACATGAACGCTTCCCGCTCTGACATGGGCTCTTTCTGGAAGAGCGGATCGTCCCAGATGTCCCGGTCTATGCGCACCCATCCCGTCATTGCTCCGGCTCCCAGATCCTGTTGAATGCGACGTTGCAGAAGACGTTGGCCGTTCCGACCGGGCCTTGGCGTTGCTTGGCCACAATGATTTCAAGCCGGTTGCGGGCGCGCCGCATGCGGTCCTCCCACTTTTCCAGCTGCTCGTCGGTTCCTGTCTCCGGGCGCTCGCGCTCGAGGTAGTATTCGTCGCGGTAGCAGAAGAGCACCGCGTCAGCGTCCTGTTCCAGCTGGCCGGACTCGCGCAGGTCATCCATGCGGGGGCGCTTGTCGTCGCGCTGCTCGACGGCGCGGGACAGCTGCGACAGGGCCAGCACGGGGACGTTCAGCATGCCCGCCAGGTTCTTGAGCGCGCGCGAAACCTCGGTGATCGTCTCGTATCGGTTCTTGGCCTGCGCAGAGCGCATCAGCTGGACGTAATCGACCACCAGGAGGTCGAGACCGCCCATCTTGGCCTTGGTGCGCTTCGCCCCGGCCAGAAGGGCCCCGACGTCCTGGTATTGCCGCGGCAGGAACTCGATCGGCAGCTGTGCGACCTCTTCCAGCGCGGACCCGAGGTCTTCTCGCGCCCTTTCGTTGAACTTGCCGCCGCGCAGGTCGCGATAAGCCACGGCGTTGCCGGTGGCCGCCATGCGTTCAGACAGCAGACGCAGGGCGATGGCCTCCGGGTTCATTTCCAGCGAACAGAACACCACCTTGCGGCCCGCGCGCGCCGCGTTGGCCGCCATGTTGATGGCCGTGGCCGTCTTCCCCATCGAGGGCCGACCGCCAAGAAGGATCAGCTCGCCCGGATAGAGGCCGTTCAACAGGCGGTCGACGGCGTGGATTCCGGTCGGAACGAAATCGCCGTCACGGCCCTCGTGCGCCGCCATGATCTGTTGCCCCGCCGTCGTGGTGGCCGACATCATGGAAATCGGGCGCGGTCCTGTGCCGCCTTCCAGCATGACAACGCTCGCTTCCAACTGACCGGCGATCTGCGCGGCAGAGGCTTCACCTTGGGACAGTGCCCGCCGCGCCTCGCTGATTGCCTCGTAGAGGCCGCGCTTGGCCCGCGTCTCCGCCAGGAAGTCGACCATGCTGCCCAACTGGGATTCCGCGCAGCAGTAGCCCGCCAGTCGCACGAGGTAGGACGATCCGCCCAATTCCCGGATCCCCTCGTGCTCGTCAGCCCACGCGCGCATGGTGACAACGGAGGAATGCACCCCGTCCCGCTCGCAACGCGCGATGTAGCGGTAGATGTCTGCGTGGACTGGATCAAAGAACAGGTCCGGCCCGCCAACCTGGGCCACGATGGGAACGCGCGACTGGTCGAGAAGGATGGCGCCCAACACTTGCTGTTCGCCCTCGATCGAATGCGGGGAGACCTCATCTGCCTGGTTCAATCGGATCACCTCAGCCATGCGTCTTCCCCACCATGAAGGCGGCGATTTCTCCGACCGACCGCCAGTTGTCTTTCTGCAGGTCCACCCCGAGCGCCTTGCCCCGCTTCAACAGGGCAGCCATTTCGCCGGTCTTCTTCTCGCGCACCCGGTCGACCATGATTGCGGCCCACCATCCGCGCAGCTCGCTCTCGTCCAGCGTCTCGATGCGCTCCAACACGTCGCTCATGGCGCCGTCCCCCTGAACCTGCCGTCGACGCCATAGACCTCTGCCAGCTGCGCCAAGGTCAGCCTGTGGTGTCCGGGATTGATCTTGATCGGATCCTTGCGGAAGACGCGGGCAACACCGCCTGCGGTCTTCTTCGCCGGCGCCGCGCCGTGGTAGACGACAGGGGTCCATTGCCCGAGGCGCCGCTCTTCAACGAAATATCGGTCGGTCATGCGGTAAATCTCTTCGTGTCATTTCCCCAAGCGTCCCACCCGGCACGCTGTCGGCGCGCGAACATCTCAAGGCGCCGCGCCTCTGGCCAAGCCGAGTCGATCTGGTCTTGGAGCGCGTCTGGCTTTCTGCTGTGTTCCCGCTGCTGACCGGTGATAACCGAGTCCGAAAAAGGAGCCGGGCGCGGACAGGGGAATTTGCCTCGCTTCCCGATCAAGACAATCTCGTGCCGGTTGCGCGCCCAGAAACCTGTTCCGATGCGATCCTTCACCCAGACGATTTGAGAGACGTAGGAAAAGCCCCACGCTGGAAGCACAGGCATCGCCCGGGCCAGCATGGGAGCTGTTGTCCACATGAACAGAAGAGCGGCGCTGTCAGACCAGTCTTTCACGGGCAGCGCGCAGATTTCGGCATCTGTCATGCACGGATAGTGCCGTATGGCATTGCGGCCCGGCCTGGACTTCGAGTTGGACGAAAATCGCCAAGGCGGATCTGCGACGATGATGCTATAGGTCATGTCTCTGTGACCTCCACGCCCTGCGCCGCAAGGATGGCCTTCTTGATCTTGAAGATGTCCGTCGCCCAGCCCTTCGCGTCCTCGACCACCTTGACGGGTTCGGCCCCAAGGCGGTGATCGAGGTAGACGAAATCGGCGATGTAGCGCATCTGCTGGCCGGTCGGTGTCAGGAGCGGACCGTCCCTGCCGAACATGGGAAAGGACACCTGGCGCCGCAGGTCGCTGATGCGGCCGCGCTTCTGCTCGTCGCGCAGCACCAGCCAGCGGTCCCGCTCGCGGATGCTGTGGAAGGTTTGCCCCTGGCACTGGACACTCTTCGTCCCTTGCACCCGGCGCCGGTCTTCACCGCCTTGCTTGGCGATGAAGTCCCGGTACTCCTGCGGCGTCATGGTGTCGGTCATCAGATGAACCCTCGCTCTTCTGCCAACCACTCCGGAAGCGTCACGTCGGAAACTTCTCCGCAACCTCCGTGGACTTCGCACTGGCTCTTTGGGATCCATACCCCATCGCCGCCCTCGTCTTCCTTGACCAGAAAAGCCTTGTCCGTTTCATGCGCGACGAACAGTTCAAGATCCACGAGACGGGTCATCACCGCATTCCCAGCGCGGCTTTGTACATGTCCAGAACAGCTTCTTCCTCGGCGATGTCGTCGTCATCGCGCTTGCGCAGGGCGATCACCTTTCGCATGACCTTGGTGTCGTAGCCGCGCCCCTTGGCCTCGGCCATGACCTCCTTGATCTGCTCGGCGACCTCCTTCTTTTCCTCTTCGAGCCGCTCGACGCGCTCTATAAACTGCTTGAGCTCGCCCGCGGCCATACCGTAGGCCCGGTCAGAAACCTTCCGGTCAGCCTCGGTTTCTTTCATCCGGGTTTCCCCGGTCTCCCGAAACATTTCTCCATCTGCCATGTCATTTGACCTTTTTCAGGCCAAACTCCTGATCCATCCGACCGCCGGAGCGGCTGGGTCGACAGAAGTCAGGAAGATCAAGGATCAATTCACCTTCGCGCTCAAACGGCTTCATCTTGCAGGGCTCAGCCTTGCGCGGAGATTTCGGCAACAAATCCCAGGCCGCAACGTAGAGCGTGGCACCGCCCTTGATCCCTGACCGGGCTTCAAATGCCCCGTTGTCATCCCGGGCGATGCGCAATCTTCCCTCATCGCAGCCGCGTCCGATCTGGATGGAAAAACGCTGACCTGCGATCGGGCCGCCAAACCGGGAAGACTGAACATCCTCCCGAAGCGTCAATCGCACCTTCCCATTCCCGGCCTTGTTGATCGTCAGGCTTATCGAAACCCCGGTTCCAGGGCCCGCTGCCTGCACGGGGGGTCTTGCGTCTTTGAAAGGCATGTTTTTCTCCGTCAGTTACCGGGTTCAGACTTTTCTTCTTCCCAAGGCGGCGCTTTCTTGAGCGTAATCGGCACCAGTCCGCGCCTCTGGTAGGTTGCAACGCTCTGCGCCGTCGTCATTCGGACCTTGAGGCTTGGCGGGTTCTCGGAAGGGCGCACGATATGAGGCGGTAGGAAGTAATTCTTGCTCACAGGTCATCACCCTGCGGAGGAAGCGCCTCGCTCAAGGTCTCGAAGTGCTGCCCGCTGGCCACGAGGCATGTGATGCCGTTGGCCATCGTCACCGTGATCGTCCAGGAGCCGGACTCGATCGAGGCAAAGACCTCCATCACCGCGTTGTTGGCGCCCAGGCCCATGCTTTGCCGGGTTTCGCCGTATTTCGTGGCTAGGCGGTGGATCACCTGGTCGCGCGGGGCGCAATGGCGGAGGTCCTGCGCTTGCGCTACGGGGACGAGGAACAGAAAGACCCCGGCGGCCATGAGGAACCGCCGGGTCAAGTTCCGCGCCATCATGGCGACGCGCGGGAACTGGTGCAGGCCGGGGGTACTTTGGGGGCTGGTCCCGGCCTGCGTACCGGCGGGATGCGCCGGATGCTCGTGAGTGGCGGTCATGTGCGCGCCCTGTTCGCCTCAGACACGCCAAGGCCCAGCTTGTCGCGGTACAGCGCGATGCGCTCCGATCCGGCTTCATCCATCACATCTGCCCGCTTGGCCGCGCTAAGAAAGCGAATGAGGGTGACCGGGTATCCGCGATCCCGCGCCGCCGACACAACGTCCCGCTGCCCGTCCGTGTCGCCATCATGACCCGGCTTGTGCTCTTCTCGCATTCGACCGGCGAAATAGAGCAATTCACGTTCCGTCGCGGACCAGAGGCGGTCTTTAACCGCAATGTCCTCCGCCGTTTCTTTGAGGTGCTGAGAGTGCTTCATGCCGAGCCTCCGTTGGGGATTGCTTCGCAGGCGGTGGCAGCGTGAACGGAGCGTGAAAGGACGCATCCGTTCGTATATTCCCCCTTGCGGGAACCGCGCCCGGTGCCAATGTTTTTGGCAGGCAAGAAATCTCCGAGCATCACGACGCCTCCTGAGAAGGGGCGGTAGCCGGAGATTTTGAAGGATGCTCACTGGAATTTACCGGGAAGAAGTGTTCAGGCTTCAGCCCCAACCTCCCAGCCTCCTGAAGGAGCCTGACCGCAACATCAGTTGGAATGAGACCTCCGGTCCCGCCCCTGTCCTTGGGGTAGGTCCAGCGGTAAACTCGCGTTCGATCACGCCCAGACATTTCAGCAACCGCGTCAACGCCGCCGCAAATGTCGATAACTGTTTTCGCAGGCTCTAGCATGCACCCAATATTGCGACAATCGCAACATTTGGCAAGCGGAAACATTGCCAAACAAGCAATAGAACCGAGATTGCGAAAAGCGCACTATCTGCGCATGCAGAAAATCACCCCGGAATGGCTTAAAGAACAACTAGATAAGAAGCGCGGCGCGCGCACCCGGCTAGCTGAGAGGCTTGGCGTCGGTACAGACGTGGTGTCCAAGATGGTCGCCGGGACACGCAGGCCGCAGGCGGAAGAGATCCCAGTCATTCTCGATTTTTTCGGTCTTGAACTCGACGTTGATCAAGAATTTCAGGGCATATGGAACGCACTATCAGGAGAGGGGCATCAGACCCTAAAATCTGTTGCCAAAGCTCTTCTCGAACGTGAGCGCGCGGCTCATCAAGATAGCGATGAAACAACAGAATAGCTTCAAAATCAGTCATAGAACCCCCTCAAAGGTGCAGTATCAAAATTCGTCCGCTGGCAGCGCGGAGAGGGTTCGGAGAGGCGCTCTAGCCGTTCTGGCGAGCCGGTCAACTTGCTCCTGGCAACCAACAAATAGCAGAACAAACGCGGAACACCAATACGCTAGGACTTGGGCGTGACGCGGATTTGTGTCCCCAGATCAGTGAGGCACACACCAAAAGGTTGAGGCGTTTGACGAATCTCGCGCGGCTTCCTAGTGTTCCGGGAGGGTCCAGGTGGATGGAATGGACAGTAACAGCAAATCTCTACCGACCGATGCTCGTTTCATCTGACGAATCCGAGGCTGTAGGTAAAGTGATCCGGTGTGGGAGAAGAGTTTGATTTCAACCATACTTTATGGATCACTTACTTTGATCTTTTGGTACTTCTCAGTTCCCAACATTTGGGTGCCGGCCACCGCTTTGGTGTTGAGCCTTGTTTACTTTCCTTTCCACGGATGGGTGTCTTCTGATCGCCTGGGCGCCAATGCCACCCTCTCGGTGTTGGTGAAATTCGCGATATCCATAGTCGGACTAATCGGACTGATCGCGGGCTTCACATCCCTAGCATTGCTAGTGATGTGGGCTATAAGCTAACGGGGCCTTCTGAGCAGTTGTACAGCTAGATGCATCGCAACTGGCATCGGAATCCCGACTGCAAGTAATTCCCTGAGTTCCGGCTTCTCGGTTCCCTGCATTCGATTACACCTGATGGACCCCGCTCCGGCGGGGTTTTTCTTTGCGCGCCGTCGCGCGTCTGGCCCCAGCTTTACCACGCATAGGTATGGCTGAGGAATATTATTGCGCTAATCGCAACATTTTCCTTGACCATACTTTGCGATTATCGCAATATCCTCCCCATCACAGCCCACGGGCAAGAGGGAGACGACGATGGGAATGGCCGACGACATCGGCGCGATGCGCTGGCACGAAGAGCGCGGCACTCTGACGGAGTACATGCGCGGCGAGACCACCGAACGTGCAGGCTCTGAGGAGGTGTATGCCCGCCACCCGGTTGACCGCACGACGGAACTTCTCCGTAGGCTGGGCGAGTGACCATGCACGCAATCGTCAACCGCCGCCTGAACGACGAAATCGCGCAGATCCTTGAGGATTACCCGGACCTCACCCTGTCCGACCTCATCCTTGGCATCGAAGCCGCCAAGACGGACGCGCCCGAGATTTTTCACAGCACGCAATTGGATGCCGCAGAATGACCACTTTTCTCATCCACGGCATAGCCGGAGCGCTCTGGATCAGTGCGGTTTTTATGGCCGTCGGGGCTGGCGCCGCATTCAAGGAAGATGAAGGCTATGGGTCGGTTGCCGCCTTCTGCATCGCCTGCGCCATGTCCGTTTGTGCCTTCACTTTGCAGGTGATCGCATGACCAGCCCTCCGCACAAATGGACCAGAGCCGAAATAGCGCAGCACATCCACGGCATGGGTGAGGCACCGCGCGAGTGCGACACCTCATGGCTCTCCAACGCAGAGCGCCGGATACCGAAGCCGTACCTGAAACAGGAAGCCAAACCGGAGCGCGACTCCTCCCCGTTCTGGATTGCCGCTCTTGTCCTGTTTGTCGTGCTCAATTTCGGGTCTTCGATCTTCTGGGGCGGCCAATGATCCGCCAGCCCACCAGGCTCTCCGTCGCCTACGCATGGTGGAGGCAGGCGCTCGCTGACCCGCGCACGCCCCGGCACGATGCGGACCCACAGTGCGGCTACTACGCCCGCCGCGCAGTCAAGAACGGCCCTCTTCTGCCCGTCAGAGTCTACCTGGACCAGGAGATTGACCCTGAGACCGGAGAGTTGGCTGACGATGAGGTGATCCGCGGTGAAGAGCTGGGGCGGTCAATCGACCCGGCACGCATCTGGACACACCTGAAACCGATCACCGTCGCCCGCTACGACGCGCTGGTGGCCGAGCATCGCACCAACGCCCGCATGGCGGCAACGAATATTTCTTACGACGTCACCGAAACCCCGATGAGGCCAAGATGAAAAAGACAACCGGAGTCGAGCGCGCCGAAAAGCGCTTGAAGGAAAAGCGCGCGCGCAATGCAGAGCAAGATGCCGATTGGAAATCGCGCGGGATCAACCCCGAAAAGATGACGAGGCAACGCCGCAGGCGGGCTGATCGAGAAGAGGCGAAATCAATCGCTTCTGACGCGCGAAAGACAAAGAAAAAGGAGAGAACCATTGCCTGACGGAAACCAGACAACCCTGCCCGGCATGGGCCACAACGCCCCGCCCGTGTTCCGCCAAGAGGTCGTGGACGCTCACGCGGCCAAGGCGTCCGAATTTCTCGACGCCGCCGGCGAATGGCTCGAAGCCGGGGCCATCGAGACCGAAGAGCGCGCGGCCCAGCTGACCGACTTCATCACCGGGCTCAAGGCGGTCAAGTCCAAGATTGAGGAAGACAGGAAGACCGACAAGAAGCCGCATGATGACGCGGGCAATGCCGTGCAGGCCGCCTACAAGCCCCTGGCCGACAAGATCGACAAGGCCCTTGGCAAGGTGAACCCGCTGATGGGCGCGTACCTGTCGAAGGTCGAGACGGAACAGCGCGCCGAGGCCGAGCGCAAGCGCAAGGAGGCCGAGGAGGCGCAGATGGCCGCCGAGGAGAAGGCGCGGCAGGCACAGGCGCGTCATGACGTGTCCGGCGAGTATGACGCCGAAGAGGCGCGGAAGGCCGCCGAGAAGGCCCGCAAGGATGCGGACCGCGCAGCCAAGGCCCGGCCCAAGGCGTCCAGCGCCACGGGCGGCGGCCGCGCCATTTCGATGCGCACGGTCTGGACAGCCGAGCTGGCCGACATGAAGGCCGCCTTCATGCAGTTCGCCGATCACCCGGAGGTCGAGGCGGTTCTTGTCCGGCTGGCCGAGGCCAAGGCCCGGTCGCGCGACTTCGATCCGACCAAGCAGACCATTCCCGGCTTCACCCTGACCTCCAAGAAGGTTCCCGCATGAACACCCAGATCGCAAAAATCCCGCTGCGCCAGGTGCAGGACGTCAAGACTCTCCTGCACAACGATCAGGCGCGCCAGCAGCTCGCCGCCGTCGCCGCCAAGCACATGAGCCCAGAGCGGCTGATGCGCGTGACCGCAAACGCGATCCGCACGACGCCCAAGCTGCAGGAGGCGGACCCGCTGTCATTCCTTGGCGCGCTGATGCAGTGCGCCGCCCTCGGGCTGGAAGCGAATACCGTGCTGGGGCACGCCTACCTCGTCCCCTTCAAGAACAACCGCAAGGGCATCACCGAGGTTCAGGTGATCATTGGCTACAAGGGGTTCATCGACCTAGCCCGCCGCTCCGGTCACATCACCAGCATTTCCGCCGGCATCCACTATTCAGACGACGAGTTGTGGGAACACGAGGAAGGCACCGAGGCACGCCTTCGCCACCGTCCCGGCCCGCAGGAAGGCGAAAAGCTGCACGCCTACGCCATCGCCAAGTTCACGGACGGCGGTCACGCCTACGTCGTGCTACCCTGGGCGCGGGTGATGAAGATCCGCGACGGCTCACAAAACTGGCAGAGCGCTGTCAAATTCGGGAAGACCAAGCAAAGCCCGTGGTACACCCACGAGGACGCGATGGCATCCAAGACAGCCATCCGGGCACTGGCGAAATACCTGCCGCTCTCCGTCGAAATGGCCGACGCGATCACCATCGACCACGACGAAGGTACGCGCGTCGACTATGCGGCCTTTGCCCAAAGCCCGGAAGATGGCCCACAGGTCGAGGAAGGCGAGGAAATCGACGGCGAGGCAACCGAGGTCGATGAAGGTGACAGACACCAGCAGGATGCAGACCCGAAAGGGGCGACCGGCGAGACCGAGGAAAAACCCAACCAGAAGACCAAAGAGCGTAAGCCCGAGGCCAAGAAGGAGCAGGACAAGCCGAAGGATGACGACGCCGGAATCCCGCCCGCATCGGACCCGAAGTTCGTCAAGCTGTTCCAGGACATCGAAGCCGAGCTGACGGACGGCGCGCCCGCGCGTGGCATTCTCCGGTTCCATGAGGCGGCGCTGGCAGAGGTCGAGAAGGAAGACCCTGACCTGCACGGCCAGATCATGTCCATGATCCGGGAAGCGGAGGCCAACGACTGATGGCCCGCGAACCTCTCCTGCGCTGCATCTTCACCGGGACATGCCTTGAACCTGATGGGGCAATCGCGGCAGCGGCCCTCGCCGACAAGTTCGGCGCGGGAGAGGTTGTCTCGATCGACATTGACCCGGATCGCAGCCCGCGCAGCCACAATCACCAGTTCGCCTTTGTCCATCAGGCGTGGCTGAACCTACCGGAGTCACACCACGGTCAGCCCTACGCCGCTTCCTCCGGCCACCTGCGCAAGTACGCGCTCATCAAGTGCGGCTACCACCACGCCGACATGATCGCACTGGGCGACCCGCGGCGCGCCGAGCGTGTTGCCGTTACCCTGGCACGCCAGTCCGAGCGCGACGAGGTGTACCGGATCATCACCGTCGAGGGCGCCGTGATCTACTCGTTCACCGCCGAGACCCAGAAGATGAAGGCGATGGGAAAGACCCGGTTCCAGCAGAGCAAGCAGGACATCCTGGAATTTCTCGCCGACATGATCGGGGTGAAGCCGGACGAATTGGCCAAGATGGGCCGGAGGGGCACGGCATGACACGAGCAACAGTCATCACTGACGCATCGTTTTGCGACCGAACCAAGGCGGCAGGTTGGGCCGCGTGGGTGCGCATCGACGGGATGGCGGAGCCGATTAAACGATACGGATCTTTCTCGGATGCGGTCTCTACCAGCAGTGAGGCTGAGAAGAAAGCAGCTCTCAACGGCATTTGGATCGCGGCCCAATACGGGGCAACGGAAATTCTTCTGCAAAGTGACTGCCTTGCTGTCGTCCACCTGATCGACGGGACAACAAAGAAGCGCGCGCCTTTGGATCAATGGCATCGCTGGTGTGCATCAATCGGCATTCTCGGACTTGACCTGAAATCGCGCCATGTTCGCGGACACACGTCGAAGAAAGACGCTAGGAGCCACGTAAATAGGTGGTGTGACAAGCACGCCAACAAGGCACGGATGGGCAAGGCATGACCCGCTCTGTCCCCGAATGGATTGGCGCCAACGACGACACCCAGCCCCCGCCCCGCGTGAAAGAGCGGATCGTGCTGCGACAGGATTACATCTGCGGTTGCGGCTGCGGCATGGAATTGGGTCGTTGCGGCGAGGCCATCGAGTTCGACCACACCCAAGCCCTCGCGAACGGCGGTGAGAACCGGGAAAGCAACCTGCGCGCGCTGCGCCGCCCCTGCCACCAGATCAAGACCCGCGCCGATGTGGGCGAGAAAAGCCGCGTCTCCCGCAAGCGCAAGGCGCACCTCGGGTTCAAGCCGAAGAAGCGCAAGATCCCATACCGGAAATTCGACAACACCCCCGTTTGGCCGAAGAGGAATTGAGACTCATGCGTGACACCTTCGAGTTTCCCGACCCCCAGCCGATGCCGCAGGACGCCCTGCCGCCCATGATCATCGACAGCTTTGCCGGCGGTGGCGGTGCCTCGACCGGCATCGAAATGGCGCTGGGGCGCAGCCCGGACGTGGCGATCAATCACAACCCCGCCGCGCTCGCCCTACACGAGGCCAACCACCCCGACACCCGGCACCTGATCAACAGCATCTACGCCGTCGATCCGCGCGACGTGGTGCCCAAGGGGCGGCGCGTCGGGCTGGCCTGGTTCTCGCCCGACTGCAAGCATTTCAGCAAGGCCAAGGGCGGCACGCCGGTCAACAAGAACATCCGGGACCTGGCATGGGTCGTGGTCCATTGGGCCGAGCGGGTCGCGCCGGACGTGATCATGCTGGAGAACGTCGAAGAGTTCCAGGATTGGGGCCCAGTCCGCCACCGCCACACCGGCGGCAGGAAATCCACCAACCCGCCGCGGTCTCACGAAGAATGGGAAGCCTCGCCTCCGGAGGTCAAGGGCACGCCCGTCTATGACGACAATGGCGAACCCGTGATGGAACCTTGCCCCTTCCGCAAAGGCCAGACGTTCAACAAATGGGTGCGCGCCCTGCGCCGCCAGCGATACAGGGTCGAATACCGCGTCTTGCGCGCCTGCGACTACCGCGCGCCGACCATCCGCAAGCGGCTGTTCATCATCGCCCGCCGCGACGGCCTGCCGATCATCTGGCCCGAGCCGACCCACGGCGACCCCGCATCGAAGCCCGTGAAACAGGGCAAGCGCAAGCCGTGGCGCACCGCCGCCGAGTGCATCGACTGGTCCGTGCCCTGCCCCTCGATCTTCGACACCAGCGACCAGATCAAGGCCAAGCTGGGCATCACGGCCAAGCGCCCGCTGGCCGCGAACACCCTGAAACGCATCGCGCGCGGGATGCAGCGCTATGTCCTGCAGGCCGAAGAACCGTTCATCGTCAAC